AATATCTCTATTATTCTGGCGGAGAAATAGCGTTAATTTGAGACATGTATGTTGAGTGCTGATTTTGAGTAATAAAACCATTGTCTAGTGCACTCTGTATGACAATTCTGGCCCAATTCGCATGAAACGCAGCTCCGTTCATGTCTCCAATACCTGCAGCAGTATCAGCAGAATATATAAGTTTTTCAATTCTACTTATAGCTTTAGGAGCAGCAGCGTTTAGCGCTGCCTGGGTGCGAACCCATTGGTCGCCTTGTTTTTCAAATCCGATTTTTTCTCTAAAAGACATCTTTATTACCTCACTAATGAACCTGATGAATCTAAGTATGTTATACCTGTAGGATTATCCTGACTAGTATTAATTCTATTAAACAGTTCTGTTGAATTTTCTGAATTATCAAAGTATTCACTTACGTCTAAGTTTTGACTGACATAGAAAGATTTTGCTGCGTCAGTATATGTAGAAAATTCTACAGGATTAATAAGCTCGTACTTAGCGGCAACATTTAAATTCTTTTTGAAAACAATTCCAAGCATTCTGACTCCACTTGGAGCGCTTTCTCCTGATTCTGTGTAGCTATTAAGTTGATTAATAACTAGATTTGAATATGACTTAAACTGAGTTGTTAAAGCATTTTTTTGCTCTGGATATGTTTTCATTTGACGTGCATACTCTTCATCGTAAGACATAAGAATAAGCTTAAGCCTTTTTGCGTCATCTCCAGTTCCATAAAATTCAGAATAGTTCATGTGTGTTTTCCAAAGATGTATTACCCTGTTCTGTCCACGTATTCCTCGATCCACCTGCCTATATCTTTTAATATATTAGATGGGAATCTAGCCTGATTTTTTGTCATAAATTCTAAAATACTAAAAATTTCTTCTTCTGATTTTCCTTCAAGCATTCTTTTATGAATGCTGATGCCTTCAATATTTCTATCGCGTATCATCTTTACAGAATTTACTAACCAGTCAAAAGGGTTTTGAGGATTGAGATCTACTATTTTTTCTTGGTTTTCTTTTCTTTGAATTTGAAATGTGTATTTTGGACAATCATCTACGTGAGAAGAATTATATAGACTAATCCATGGCAAATAATCTTCATCATGATTTTCAAATACTCTCTTGATAATTAAAAATTTACGTCCAGTTCTTTCAAATTCTTGCTCTCGAATGTATTTGTCTGATGATTCTGAAGTTTCTCCTCCTAAAGAACATAGTTGTGCTCCTATTCTGTAAGCCTTTCCGGGACCTTCAGCGAGTCCAACACCTCTTGGCTCAAATACGTGAATCTTTATTTTTTCTTTTGGTCCGTTTGGAATGTAAGGATTTGCAGCAGACCTGGATTCTACATTCCGTAAATTAATTTGTCTTCTATCAATAACGTCTTTAATAAGCATGCTAATTTCCTTAGCACTTCTTCCTTCCTGAGACTTCTTAAAATCTTTCAAGTCTCTCATGGCCTCTGGTGTGTATAAAATACCCTCTACATTGGCCCAAGAAAAAGACCTATTTTGAGCCAGCTTATACCAGTTCATTCTTTATTCTTTCTGCCTTTCATGATTCTTTCTAAATATCCAGATTTTAGTGCACGCTCGATTTCTTCATCTGTCATCCCGATGGACTTCATTCTTTCTATAAACTCTTCCTTATACTGCTCTGGTGTTTTTTCATCAGTTTTGTCATTTAATTTAAGAGCCGTCTTTATTTCATTATCAAATGAAGCTGTTGGGACTTTACCTCCAGCTGGTGGCATTATGCTGTTCAGGTATTGTTGTGCTTGCTGCAATGGCAGTGCTGCAACCCTTGCTCTATTGGCAGCATCCAATGTTGCATAATTATTTTTTTGTTGCTGATTTAGGCTTGCCCACAACTTTTGCTCTGCTGCACTCATGGAAGCCTGAAATCTTCCGCCAGGTCCAGCAATTTTCATCCACCCAGCATTGACGCCTATAGATTCCCACTCTGACTTTGATAATTTATATTGCATATAATTCTCCATTGAAATATATTCAACGCTAACAGATGATTACCTGCAACGCGTCATTTTCCATTCATAAGCTCACGAGCTCGCTTAGACCATTTTCCCTTATGTTCCAGGCAAACAATGCGAGTCAGCACGGGAACTCCCAGTGCTTTTCCGATTGCTGCACGAGTTCTGCCACCTGTGATAAATTGTCTTTTACCATTTATGTCCACTACATTTACTGGATCGTATCCATCTTTGTTCCACACAAGTTGAGCTAAATTGATAATGTATTTTTGTGGATTCTTTTTTCTTTTCAATTCCCACTTGGTGTCAAACACTTCATCTCTATCTTCCGTTGCAGATATCTCAAGCAGTTTTCTTATTCTGTTCTCCATTGTGCCATTCAGCTTTTCACGATATGGAGAGAAGTTTCTGAATGAATCAAAATTCTTTGGTTCAAGCAATACTACAGGAGATTCATTCCATATTTTTTTAAGCTGACTTTTTGATATATCAGGAGCTATCCCTCTTTTCTGATACCATCTAAACTCTGCAAAAAAATCATCAAATGGAGTATACGGATGTTCTTTCATACAGCAACCTTACGGACAAGGCCCCCATGCAGAAAGAAGAACGCCTAAATCTTCGCCATTGACGACTGAATCTCCAGTAAGGTCAGATCCAGATGAACCCCATGAAGACAACAATTGACCAAGATCGCTTCCATTGACAGACCTGTCTCCATTTAAATCTGCTGGGCATGGAACAGGGCGAGCAAGAAGCACGGCAGCTTCTGCATTCAGCATTCCCCATCCAGTAAGAGTGTCAAATCCTACTGCTCCCATGTCCTTGCATGTTGTTTGCATAATGGACTCAACCTGTGCTGCAGAAAGTGATGGGTTCACTGAAATGATAAGTGCTGCGACACCAGCGGCATATGGGGAAGAAAAAGAAGTTCCGTCAATAAGTGAATAGTCACCTGAAGAGTATCCATTTGATCCCGTCCTGTCTGTGGTGTAAACCGATTGGCCAGCAGCAACAAAAGCGAGCTTTGTGCCGTATGACGAAAAAGAAGCTTTCTGTCCGTTTCTGCTGCTTGCACCAACTGCGTTCACCGCAGAAGCACTTGCTGGGAAACCAATAGAAGTGTTTCCAGAATTTCCAGAACTTGCAAAATTAACTATTCCAGCATTTTTTGCGGCAGAATATGCATTTGACATTGCCGTAGAAGCTGTGCCGTAATCATTGCTGTTGTTTGTTACCCTTACTCCATTGCCGATTGCCCAGTTAATAGCATTTACAGTCCATGATGTTTGCCCCTGCCACGACCCATTGCATGGAGTGATTGCTGTGCCAACTTTTGCGGAAATGACTTTGCAATTTGGTGCAGTTCCCACGGTTCCTATTGAATTGTTGATAATGCCTGTAATGCATCCTGCAACGGCAGTCCCGTGATTGTCACAAGAGTTGCTTGGTCCACCGCCGCTTACTCCGTTCACTGCACCTGTTGTGAAGTCTCTTCCTGGCAGTTGATTTATATCTGGATGATCTTGCTGTATTCCTGTCTCAAAGACAAGTATTTTTACCGTTGGCTGTCCTTGAGTAATAGACCATGCATTTGTTGTATTCATATCAAAGTTTACCAGTCCACCAGAAGCTCCGGTATTTCTGTGACCCCAGCATTGTGAGAATCCGGCATCGTTTGGAATCACTTCGCTGTATGTTGCGGTAAATCTTCTGTCCATTTCAAAGAATGAAACAGTCTCATTTCCTTCAAGTGCACTTGACACGTCTGCTATGTTAGTTATAAAGTTACTCGAAACAACGACAAGTGCCAAATTGGGGATATTTTCATAATAATGTGCAGACTCAATCATGTTCCCAAGAGATGCAATAGTCCTCTGTTTGTCCTCCAGAGAAACGCCGTCATTAAAACCGACAAACGCCGTATTCACCTGGGTTTCCGTGGCGGTTACGACGTTCTTGTTTGTTGTATTTTTCTTAAATTCAGAACCGTTTACGATAAGAGCACTTACTAAAATTGCGAGTAGTATTTTCATTGGACATAATCTCCTGTGATAAATGATGTCATCATTTGTACGATTATGAATTTAAAATGTTCTGTAATTTTTAAAAATTATTTCAAATTAATCAAATTCGTGGTCAAAGGCTTTTTCTCGCAAATGTTCTTCATCTCTGAGTATGGCCTCAACCTCCCTAACCATTTCATTCGTGACTGGAATTTCTTCACCCTCTGCGTCTGTGCAGTAAAGTGACTCAACTGTCACATTGAGATCAACATCTGTGGTCGGAGGCTCATATCTGTCACCTGGATCTCTTTCTATTGAAAATTCCACATTTGCAGTTCCAGAGCAAAAGCAAATGGGATTAATAAGCTCTATTCCGTCAAAGTCATAATGGAATGATCCGTATCTTTTTCTTGCGCTTTTGTACCAGTTCATGTGTTTTCCTTATAATTTTTATCTTGGGGTGTTTGCTCCCAGGCCAGGTAGTCTCAGTCTTTTTTCTGCATCTCCCTGTAAGGTGCTTTGGCTTCGGGATTGCTCATGTTCTTTTTGAGAAAGTGTCTCCATTGAATCTGCCATGTCCATGAGCTTGGCTGGTTCTGGAGTTTTTACATTCGGAAATCTTACCGTAAGCATTGCCAGTGCTTTTGCAAACTTGTCTGCAACTTCAATTTTTTGCTTTTCTAACTTGAGCTGGAATCTGTAGTCATCAGCGTCTCCGCCTGCATCAGCTGACATCGCAGCCCTACGAGCCCCATTTGCACTCTCCCTCATCATGTCTCTTTCGCCCGCAAGGTTGTCGGCAAGATCCTGCGCAGACGACTCTTCTATGCTGTCTATATATTTTTTTATTTCTTCTTCTGAAGCAGTGACGAAGAATGCACGTCCTTTCTCTTCTTGCTGTGCAATTTTGAACCAACCAGCCTTTTGCCCGATCTCCAACCACTGTTCTTTAGATAGTTTGTATTGCATATTGAGTCTCCCTATTTATTATATTGCTTTGATTAATAGTCTTTCCCTTTTGGTCTTATGATGATTATAAAAATTTCCGCCCCCTCCATCAGTAACCCAGTATTAACGCGCCAAAAATTTTTTTAGGGGCATCTCAACAGGTCGATGTTTTTTCAACCAGAACAATATAATAAAAATCCCCCTCCATAATTTTTCGGGGGATACAAAAAACAAAACAGGTGTTCGTCACATCAGTTCCTGTGCTACCTCTTTGCCGTGCCCAATAAGCCAGTCTGCTGCTTCCTTCATACTGATCTCTCCCCCCTTCACCAAGCCCTTCCAGCGCGGGTCATCAGGGTTCTTGCCAACAAGTTCCATGAAGCGGGCCAATGTAGTGCCAAATGATCCACCACCCCTTTCCAGCCCCATGGCAATGAATCCCTCTGGCTTCAGCCATCCCAGCCTGTCCGTCATCTCCTTGTGCTCCACCTGCGTTCCGTCCCTGTACTCCGTCTGCTCGTGCCAGTCAAAGCCCTCGTTGTACGAACGCTTCCCTTCCTCCAGTCCCCATTTGCCCATCCAGCCACGAACAACGGAAGAGATGAAGTCCGTCCACCTGCTGCGAGGCTCGAACGGGTGATACATCACGACTGTGTCGTTCTCCCGCAAAAATCCACTCCAGGTTCCAGGGATCTTGTAGAGAAGGGCGACGCCATGAGGACCAAGGTTTGCCTCCAGCTGTCTCGGAAGGTCTTTCAACGCCTCAAGGGTGTTTCCCATGCTCTCCGCGCCCCCGTCCTTTGGATTGACGGTAAAGTACAGCTTCCACTCCATTCCCTTGTGGGCAAGTGGATTCATCCTGTCGGTGTTCTTTCGCTTCTGGGGGTCGTAGTCCACGTATGCCCAGCTGCCACCGGACCAACGGGACACGTAACCCGGTATCTTCACTATTTCCTCCCCCCATTTTTTATTCAGCTCAGCGCTGCTCCTGTGGGGATTGGCACGTTCACGCAATGCGGTGTAGATTTCCCTTGCACCCCTGCTCGTGTTCTGGCCCCATGCACTTGTCTGCGCCGCCTTGAGCCAACCCATTCAGCTCTCCTTGCGGACGCAATTGGGAACGGTCTTGCCCTTTTTCTTCTTCATGCCAACGGCTTTGTAGCCCTTCCAGCACTTGGCTTCCTTCAGCCATCCAGCTTGTTCGCCTGCTTCCCGAACTCCCAAGTCGCCAACTTCAAGCATTTTATAGATGATTTTTTCAATGATACTCCGTAACTCGATTCGGTCAATGAACAAATCTTCTGATGCTCCTGTGTCCAAAAAATTATGATAGTCAACAACGATCTCTTGCTCCAGATCTTGAAGCTTCTTGCTAAACTCGCTTGAATTGGAATTCCAGATTTTAGAAAGTTCAATGATCCTCTTTGCTATCTCGGGTTTACGCATCACCTGAAAGACCGCACCAGCAACATTTGATTTCCCCTGCTTCGTCAGGACTGCCTGTTCCCCGCTGATCCTCAGCCATCCAGCTTGTTCGCCTATTTTGAGCCATTCGCTTTTAGATAATTTGTACTGCATAGTTTATGCCTTTTGGATTCTTTCCTTGATCCTTTCCGTAAGCCATGCACCCACGGCTTTTGGATCAATGCACCTGTTGTACCATTTCACTGTTTCGTCGCTGATGTCCTGCATCCTTTTAGGATCTGCAAGCAGTTCGTCAACAATCTTCAGGTTCGACCAGTCTTCAATCTTTATCCCAGGAAACCCCTGGAAATACCATAGATGCGTGGGCAAGTCATTCGGGACTAGAAGGACGCAACCGCAGCGAGCAGCTTCTGGAAGCCTTGCGCATTCAGGACTCACGTATCCAGGAGGACAAAGAGCGATCTTTGTCTTCGTCAGCAGCGAACCGTAGTCCCACATCCCCTTTCCCTTGCCCCAACCTTCGTAAAAACCCCACTCCTTCTTGCATCCGTCCCCCTTTCGCTTCCTTAGCCATCCGTGCAGCTTGTCACGACCATTGTCGTTGTGAGCACCGTAGAACGAGTAGTCAAGACCTCTCTCCGCAATAGGAGTAAGCGCATGGCCCCCAAAATCCGTGAAATAACCCAGAGGAAACGGCAGCACACGATGGTCAGTCACCCCTTCCTTGGGGAAAAAAGTCTTCAAAAGTATCCCAACGTTTTCCTGCAAGTGGTTCGGTATGGGCTGCCTGTGGTGTTCGTCAGATGTAGAAAATACAATTGTTCCCGGAGGAATCTCTGGCAATTCAGTGTTGCATACGGAAAAGCAGAACGTGTGATCCATTCCCGTATGGACGTTTTTTATGATTGATTCGTAGTACTCGCTCTCGTCCTTCCCGTGCACGAAGCGACCCCTTAGCGTATTGATAATCGTATGCATGCGTAATACTTCCTCCAAATCTTACTATTGCCCCAATTCACTAAGGTATCCCTTTTTACAAAAAAGTGAACTGTCTGCGCTAGCATTCCTTGTTTAAGTAATCACTTTGTGCGTCTTTTTTTCTTTGCCGCTTTTTTCTTAATTGGCTTCACGAATCGCATGTAATGGAATACGGAAGCCCAGCAAAACAGCGCGGCAACACCCGCATTAAGCAACAGCTCCGAAGGCGCTGGCTCGTGGAGTATGCACGCATTGTAAAGAGCCCCAGAAGCACACATGCTCAGGATGATCTTCACGAAAATAACATTCATATTACCCAATTTATGAATAAGGGAATTCTCTCTTCCAAACAGGAACACCAGAAATGCACTAAAACCAAGCGCCATTACCCCGTTGACAACAGCGTTTATCACAGAAATCACGTTCATGACTTGCCCTTTCTCTTAGTGGATGAACGGGAACGATTCTTCTTCCCGCCCTCCTCTTCCTTTTTAACAAATTTGTCTATCATCAGCTCCAAGCCCTTTAACCCCATGAATCCCATCATGAAGGCAGCAGCGTACTTTCCTTGAGCCCTGATGGATTCAGGAAGAAAGTTCAGGACCACAGGCGTCAGGTAGTTTGCACACGCAGTTCCCGCAAGAAGCGACGCAACCGTTGCCCCCATGCGCTGCGATGCGTTCTTCGAAACAAGGAGCAAAGCCCCAAAGAAACCTGAAATAAGAAGCCCTATCTCTATCCCGTAACCCACAAGCTGCTTGTGTATAACATCAGTCTGTTCCTGCATTTACACACCCCCCGTAAAAATAAAATATTACCATTCATACACTCCCGCTAAGGTATCCCCCTTTTTTCAAAATCATAAATCTTATATTTTTATGCCCCTATTTTTTAAACCAGGATTTATTACAAAAAAGAGAAGAGGGGCTAAGGTATCCCCCTCCAGCCAAATCACCCCTATATAAGCACCCCCGGGTGGGGGGTATAGTGTACGACCCTTTGGCTACCTGCCATGCTGCCCAGTTGGTTTGGATGGATTCAGACCGTTGGTTTGGATGCTTCCATACCGGCTGTCCGATTCTGCAAACTCTTTCGATACCGGCTGTCTCTGTTCGCTGCTTTCTTCCATACCGGCTTTCTGCCTATGCAAAGAAACACGCCCCGTCCTCCTTTAGGGGGACAGGGCGGAAAGGATGGGGAGCCGTGTGGCTCCCGTTGATTAGGCGACTGTTTCGACCCCTTCGATCATCCACGGGTGGTCGCGGCACTCCTGCACGAACTGCTCGTAGGGGATCGTGGTGCCGATGATGTACTCCTCGGAGTAGTCGGTCTTGTGGCACTTCTTCTCCTGCACCACGCGCTCCGCATCGGCGGCGGTTGCGGCTTCCACGGCGTAGTCGCTGCCGCCCTTCGCCTTCCAGTACGGCTTCTCGCTGTCGCCGTAGTTCTCCATGTACTGCGTTCCGACGATCCACTTGGGCATCGTTCGATCCTTTCTGCCCCGTTGGGGCTACACCACAACGGGTGCGGTGCAGGGGGAAAACGAGGGGCGGGAGCCTTTCGACTCCCGCCCCTCCGCTGTTCACTTCCGCGTCTTGAGGGGGAGCGGAGCGGTCGGGATGGCGGCGATGGCGTCCGCGAGAGCGGGGGTCGCGTCCTTGCCCCACTTCACCGTGCCATCCGCGAGGATGCGCCCTGCCCACTTCGCGGCGGGGTCGCCCCACTTGCCCGATGCGATGCCCACCGTGTCCTTGTTCTCGGGCTTCGCCTTGTCGGAGTCGGGGCGAGTGTACGAGAGCGTCCACTCCACGCCGTCAGCCTCCACGACGACCTTCGGGAACTTGACCGCCTGCGCCGCTGCGCGGAACGCCTCCACGAGCGGGGCGAGCGTGAGCGACGGGACGGGGTTCGCTTCCTCGTTGATGAGGCGGTCGATCCACTCCGCCTGCTTGGGGGTCGGGTTGCCCTTCGCCAGCGCACCCAGGAGGCTCGCCGCGAACTCCGCCTTCTGCGGGTTGCTCCCGATGATCTGCGCGAGAGCCGACATCTTCTGCTGCTTGTCCATTCTTGCGTATCCTTTCTGCCCCGTTGGGGCTACACCACAACGGGAGCGAGGCAGGGGGAAAACGATACGGCTGCCTAGTTCACCAAATGAGGAAGGGGAGCCGCTTTCGGCTCCCCTTCGGGGACGGTTCCGCCGCTTCAGGCGAGGGCGGTTTCAGGGGTCGGGCATTCCCAGACCTTGCCGCAGAACCACAGGCGACCCATGTAGGCGAGGCTCTGCCCCTCCGCCTCCACCTTGCGGTCGAGGCTCGTCCACGACCGCCCGCCCTTGCCGGTCACACGCGCCTCCACCTCCACCGTGTCCCCCATGCACCCGAAACCCGCGTCGTGCTGCTTCTTCATGTTGCAGCGTCCTTTCTGCCCCTTTGGGGCTGACCCAACGGGAGCGGGGCAGGGGGAAAACGAGGCGGCTGCTTGGGCGCGCTCTACATACGCGAGAGTTCGCGCCTGCTTTCGCGTCGTGCCTTGCGGGGATCACGCGACTTCTTGCCCCAAGTCTTGGAGCGGACGCGACGACCCGCAGCGATCTCGTCCCTGCGAGTCTCCCACGCGATCTTGCGAGCGATGTCTACGACTGACTTCATGGCGTTTCTTCCTTTCTGCTCCCCAAGAGGGGAGGGAGAGGGGGAAAACGAGCCACAGGTGGAAGTGAGCCGTATGTGGCTTACTTCTTGAGAACGATCTGCATGAGCAGGTCGCGTTCGATCTGCAACTTCTTGATCTGCTCCTCCATGTTTCGCAGTTTCGCCCGCAGGGAGTTGCATTCCTGCTGCAAGCGGTGGTTTGCGTCATGTACGGAGAGTTCGCGTTCCTCCAGCGTGACCGTATCGACCACGCTGTAGCCACTCCTGACCGGGTCTGGCTTGGTGTTCTTCCACCATTCTTCGTTCATGGGGGTTCCTTTCTGTTCCAACGGCTTGGCGGGGAGGGGAAAAAGAGGATTTGTTCCCCTAGATTCCCTTCCCCGCGAAAAGCGGTGCGCGGTGCGGTGCTTCGGTGCTAGCGGCGCGGTGGGTTGAAGAAATGGTTGCTTGCGTAGCCCATTCCAAGGAACCCAGCCACCACTACGGGATTGGCGTCTAGCCAGTTGATGAATGCCCACATGATGGCGGCAGACACGGTGAACGCCACACAGATCACTACGGCGATTCGAATCATTCCCTTACCCATTCTGTTGCTTTCCTTTCTGCCCCAAGCAGTGCGGTGCGAGGGGAAAAAGAGAGGGAGGGAGCCTTTCGACTCCCTCCCCTTCTCTTGTTCACGACACCGTGCAGCGCGGTGCGAACGCTTCCGCTTCCTTGCGTGCTGCGTCCGACACCCACGCGGGGTAGTCGTAGTCCTCGCCGTCGTTCTCACCGGAGGGGGAGATGTAGCCGACGATGACCACATCGCCCACGACGATGTCGATGCCCTTGCCGAATGCGTTCTCGTAGAGGCGCGTAGCGACGAGGTTAGCGGGCAGACCGTTGCACTTGCCCTCCTCGTTGCAGTACATCATCGCGCCGTTGCCCAAGTCGATGCCTTCGATCCAGCCACCGACACCCGACTGGAGGGACTCCAGACCCGTGTTCTCGCGCTCCTCCACCTGACCGTTCATCTTGATAACGAGCATCTTCTTCATCTTGCGATCCTTTCTGCCCCTTTGGGGCTGTGTCCTAACGGGAGCGGGGAAGGGGGAAAACGAGGCGGTTGCCTAGTTTCCTCCCCTGTTGACGATGAGTTCCCCGCTGAGCAGGGACTTCACCATCTCCTCGTGATACCGCTCCGCAGAACGGAATCCCTCATCACGCGCAGCGTCAGCCGCCTTGATGCGCTCACGGAGTTGAGCATTCTCCTCCTTGAGTTGAGCGTTCTCAAGGATGGTCGCCTTGATCGTGTCGCAAGCCATGAAGATGCTGAGGAGGGTGTCGTTCATTGAAGTACCTTTCTTGTTGCCCGAAAAACTACCCGACTGGGGGAAAACGAGAGGAAGGACAGGGGAGGATGTTGCCATCAACTCCCCCATCCCTTCCGGGGGTTCAGATCATTCCCAAGATGCGGAGCCACGACTTGGGGTGATCGGGTTCCACATCGTCGCCCCACGGCGTTTGGCACACGGAGTCGAACGCCATGAAGTTGAGTTCCTCCGTAGACGGGACGGGGAACCACTCCCACTCGCCTTCCTCGTTCTTGAGGTACTTGTGGGAGATGATGCCATCGTCACGACGGCAGTAGCCATCGGGAGTCTTGATCCACCTTCCGGTGCTACGCGACTGGAGGTGGGTGGGCTGACCGTGACCGTTGTTGTCGGAGTAGTCAGCGGGCTTGTCGGTGAGGTTCACATACTTGGGCTGCATGAGTTTCCTTTCTGCCCCAAGCGGTGCGAGGCAGGGGGAAAACGAGGCGGCTGCCTAGAATGCGTCAGCCTTGAGGCAATCGGGGCAGAACTTGAACCACTCCCACGATTCATCGGGATAGTCGTACCTGCACTCCGTGAGGGCATCGGGATCGAATGACCCGTCACACCCGTCACATCCGCACTTTGTTCCGCTTGTGGTTGAGGACGAGTTGTCGTTGGGCTTCATAGGTTGCCTCCAGTTGTTCGTCTGTCATTCCCGTCACGAAATGGAAGTAGGAAGGGGTGATGACTCTTGGGCTACGAGCCTCGCACTCCCTGCATTCCGTCCATCGTCCTGCGTTGGGGTCTTGGTGAACCTCTCCGCACTTGATGCACTTGTTGGGATACTCCATCACGCATCCTCGTCAATCACGGTGAACGAACCGACCGTGTTGCCGTTGGAGTCCATGATGGCGTGGTTCCTCATGTCGCCTCGCGCCACCTTGCGCGCAAGACTCTCAAAGACGCGGGACACCTCGTTGAACTCGTCCACATGGAAGGCGTCGTTGTTCAGGTTGATCGTGACTCGCAGTTCAGCCATTGGGGGAAGTTCCTTTCTGCCCAAAAGTCTACCACGGTGGGGGAAAAAGAGGGTTTAGTAACCCTCCTCGCGCTTCGTGGCGATCAGTTCGCCGTTCATGTCTCGCAGCATGAGGATGTTGAAATCGGTGGGCGACGGGAAGTTGAACGGAGTAGACCAGCACTCCATCTCCATTCCGGGCTTCACATCAGCCCACGGGAAGCACGACTTGATGCGGGCAGCATCGGTGTAGACATCGTGGAGGTACAGACCGTTGATGGGGGAAGTTCTCTTGTCCATGCTAGAAGTTTGTCGGCAAAGGGGGAAAAAGATAGCGGGGCGGGGGAAAGGAAGTACCCCGCCCCGCAGGACGCAAGAAGATTAGAAAGTTTCCGACCCGTACATGGGATCGGTGTAGAACTCGTTTGGCTCCCACATTGGCTCGTCAGACGGCTCCTCGTAGAAGAACTCGCCGCCGTCGTAGTTGTCCTCGTCAGAGGGGTCTAGCGATGGATCACTCATCGTTACCTCCAAACAACTCCTCCCAACCTTGCGGGCTGGTTCCGCTGATGATGAACTCACGATCCTCGCGGGAGAGGTAAGGGAACGCAAGTTGCGCCAACTTGCCGCCCTTCCACGCATCCCAATCGGTGCGGCGAACGCTGACGCTGTACGGTTCACCCGTCACGACACACGGACGCTTGATGTCAATCCACTCGCTCTCATCTTGCGAAACGATGAGGCGACCAATCTGCTTGTAACCCATTCGTTGTCTCCTTTCGACAACCCAAGAGGCGGGGAACAGGGGGAAAAAGAGGAAGGGAGCGCATTCACTTCGGAACGCACTCCCTTCGCAGAAAGGATTAGTTGTCGCAATCTGTGCAGATCGGTACGCCCATTGTACCAACTGCGGGGAACTTGTCAATCCCGTTGATCAGTCCGCCACACTTGTCGCAAGTGTCCTTCAGCCAAGTTCTTACCTTCGTCACTTCCACGAACCCGGCTCCGTTGCCTTCGGGATCACGCAAGGCAATCACCTGATACACGGCTTCGGGTCGCGTCACGATGAAGCCGCAGAACGGATCACCATGCGGGTCGCTTTCATCGTAGATGATCTTCGTGATCGTTCCACCGATGAGAGGTTCAAGCATCTGAATGTAAGGGTTCGACTTCACGCCGTTGCCTTCCTGCGCGACTTGCTGCGCTTGCCCTTCATGTCCTTGTGGCACAGGTAGCCAATCAAGGCAAGGTTCGATCCGATGAGCATGAGGATGATTGTGTCCATGCCGCAAATACTCCGGTTGAGGGGGAAAAAGAGGGGAGGCGCACTACTTGCCTCCCCTCCGTTCCGGGGGTCTGTTAGGCGGTTGCGACCGGGAGGTTATCCCCCGTCACGGTGGCATCGCCCGCCACTTCGATGCGCGTCTTGCCGGAGCGCACCTTCTGCACGAATGCGCCCATCTCCTCAAGCCGCTTCGTGGTGGACTCCTTCAGCGACTCGCGCAGCACCTTGCGCTGCTTGTCGTTCATCTCCATGATCGTGGGGATGCAGTCGATCACGGCATCCTGCGTAACCCCGTTGATCTTGGACATGAGAACCGCCACGAGCGTCCACGGGCAGAGTTCCTGCACGGCGGTGTAAGTCTCGTCCGCACCCTTGTCGGCGGTGAAGTTGAACGCCACTTCCACGCGACCGGAGGTGAAGCCTTCGGGGAGGTTGAGGAGTTCCTTCACGATCTCCGCAGCACCCTTCGACTTCACATCGAGGCTGATCTTCGTCATCGTCATCGTTCGTCCTTTCTTGTTGCGTCTGCTGCCCACGGCGGGCAACACCGCAACCCCACCGGGGAAGGGGGAAAACGAGGCGGCTGCTTACTTCTCGTCCTTCTTCGCCGCATCCATCAGGTCAGCGATTGGATCTTCAGGAATCCCCGTTGCACACTCGTCAACAAGGTTCCAGATGTAGTCAAACAGAGCATCGCAGTTGTGAGACATATCTTCAATGACACGCTCTGCGCGCTCCTCGCTGCAACCAAGATGGTCAGCGACATCAAGGGCAGTTAGGTCGATGGTGAACACACGCCGCTGCTGCTTGAGGAGGAAATCAGCGGTTTGCTTGTTTGCAGGATGCGTCATTTCTTGCCTTTCTTCTTGGACTTTGCTGCGTCTACGAGATCGTCAAGGGGGTCAGGGTCGTAATCAGCGATGTAGGCATCGACAAGATCGGAGAACACGCGGAACATATGTCCTTCGCGCTCCTCCTCTGCCATCACTTCCTTCAGAATCTTTCCCGCGATTTCTGCGGTAATGGACTTGTCTTGATGACTTGCAGAGTCGATTACAAAGTTTGGACACACATAGAAGCAGCAGATGTGCTGATCTCCTCCAAACTCCTTCTCCAAACGCTTGAGTTCAGCGATTGCCTTCTTGATCTTCATTGCGGTGCCTCACTTGGTTTCCATCGTCTGAAGCAGTGCCATGCTCTTTGTGAAGTCATCAGGTCGCATGATCTTGCCCTTCGTGAACAAGTCGGGATGTCGGTGGGTGAGGATCATCCACGCATTTCCGCTCTTGTTGTGTTCGGTGCTGACATACCAACAGTAGAACCTGCGGTGCATGGTCTGTCCGTTCGGATACAGAACCATAGCAATGTGCTGACCGCTGTAGGTCTCCTTCATCATCGCACGGAACTCATCCGTCTGAAACGCAATCGCGTTTGGGTCGATCTCGTCATTCTCAAGAGATGGGAGCATCTCGTTGAGGACATCAATCGTTCCTACGGTGCACGATGCGAGAGTTGTCATGCGTTCGTATACCAAGTTTCTGATCGGGTGCTTTGCGTCCACGATGCAACACCTCCTTCGGTGGGGGAAAACGAGGCAGTTGCCTTACTCCACTTCCACCCACTTCATAACGGTGACAAGAAGTTCATCGTAGTTGCCCTTCGTTGCCTCTGACATGAAGTTGTCGATCTCGTTGCGAGGAACGCCGCCACGCTTCATTTCCCTCTGAACGCGACCAAGAATGGCGAAAGCGTTGCCGTCCTGTCCAACCAGTTGCACGGTGATGTTTGGGTACTTGGGTTCCATATCAGTCTCCATCAGGTGAGTTGTCATCGGGCATCCCGTCATAGCGGGGGTCAGTCCAATCAGGACACTTGTCGATAATCATGTCTTGGATGATCTCGCTGTCGTTGATCTCGTTCAGCCATTCGTACAGGTTGATCCCGTAGTCAGAGAGAACACCGCTGACGAAATCCGGGTTGAACTGTTGGCTGTTGGTAGCGGTCAGTACGGTTCCGCTGTCGTTGGAAGCCTTGATGCCTTCAACGCCGTACTCCACCCACTCCCATCCGCCACCGATGTCCACACCACGCGCTCCCCAGAACTCGTAGGCTCCGATGCCGCCACGCACCCACTCGTACTTGACCTTCAGGGTCAGGTCGATCTTCCAGCCCGGTGCGGACTTCAGGGAGATACCGTTGAGGATGATGTCCGTTTCGCGCTCGTAGGTTGAGTTGCTCATGCTCCAAGTCCTTTCGGGCAGGGGGAAAACGAGGCGGCGGGAGTATTTCATCCCGCCACCCCATTCCGTCGTCAGTCAACGCCCACTCCGGTTGTCTTGATGATTTCGCCATCCTTGTAGGTGACGCTTCCGCGACCGATACACCCCGGCTCGTAAAACGAGAGCAGGATGTTCGCATCGGGGAACATCTCCGACAGTTTTTGGATCACGGGTTCAGGAGGTGCCCATGCGGTATCAAAGGAGTAGATCATTGAACCCTTCTTCTCCTCAAATCCGATGTCCTCTCCGTTCACCGACCACTTCGTGCCCCAGTTGTTGACACGCCAGTTCCACCACTCTGGCATACCCTTCTCTTCCTTCTTGGACAGACGCTCAAGAATCTCCGCAGATGACATCTTTGCCTTGCGGCGCGGATCTTCCGGGTCGAGAATCTCGTCAGGCTGCGGAATGATGCTGTGGAAGCAGAAGATGCTGTCCACACAGGTGAGTTCGCCATCCTCTCGCTTCTCAAAGTTGAAGGGGCGAACATACTCCTTGCCCTTCAGCGTTTCCTTGATCGCTGCGAGAGTTGCGGGCTTTGCCTTGATACGAACCTTGTTCAGACACCAGTTTGGCATGAGTTTCCTTTCTGCCTCAAAGCGGTGGGCGGTGGGGGAAAACGAGGCAGTTGCCTTCTTTACGCCACTTGCGGCTCCTCAATGGGAGAGAAGTAGTCAAAGATTGAAGCCAACTTGCCCCAACGCTTGCGGCGCGACAAGAATCGGTGCAGCGCAAGAGTCACGGTGCAGTCACGGACGCAATACTCCATCATTTCATCGGAATACTGCGAGAACGGATTGGTCTTCTTGTTGAACAAACCCTTGTGGATGCCCAAACGGAATCCCCAAGTCTCCAACTTGTGCCGACCACGCTGACCTTCGGGAACCCGATCCTCACGGTACCCGTTGGGGAACAGTTCCTTTGCCATCTTCTGCGTACAGGTGATGACAACTTCTTTGGGGAACTTTGCCCCAATGTAGGACTCAATCACCTGCACATCGAACTTCGCGTAATGAGCGATGACTTCGTTCGCTTGGTTGAAGATCCAAATGATGCCGTCACGGACTCGCTCCTCACGGAACCGATACACCTTGTTCGTGTCTGCGTCAATGGCGACAAGACAATGAACGGACTTCAGGGAACTGAAGTCACCCTTGTGCCAAGCATCAAAGTTGATGGCGTTAGTTTCGCAATCAATGACGAATCTTCGGGTGCGGTGTGCCATGCCTCAAGTCCTTTCGGGCAGGGGGAAAAAGTCAGTCCATCCACCTGCCATGCTTGAACAGGTGCCAAATGCGGTGCCGCAGGATTGCCCATCCAAGACTGATCCACGAATGGGCGACATACCTACCTTCGGGGCAAGCCATGCAGTAGGTGATCTGCTTCTGCTGAAGCGGGAAGTTGGAATAGGGGTCGTTCATGGTTAGTCCTGCATATTGATTTCGGGTTCAAACGGAACGCCAGCCTTGTCAAGCATGGCGTAGAAAGTCTCGTCCACGGCACCGAACAGGTACATCACATCGTCAATCTCGTCCGCGCTGTAGGGGGTTCCGTTGAAACCATCGTCAAGAATCTGCTTCACTTCGTCCCACGCATTGACGGCAGCGCGCATGGAGATGTCTGAACCCGTGAGGGACTGCTGAATGTTGTCAAAGTGAGTACGGATAGAGTTGCACCACTTGCGATCCTTCTCGTTCATCTTGATGAGGGCAGCACGGAGGCTCCCGCATCCGATCAGGACGGTAGCGATGGCAAGACGCTCAGGGACATTGGGCTTCATGTGTTTCCTTTCGTTTACTGTGACAGTTCCGTGTCACATTCGGCAAGAACTTCGGAAAGAGTCGTAGCAGGGTTGATCTTTGCTAGATCATTCATCTGCTGCTTGATTTCTTTTCTGACCGCTTCGGGGTTGTCCCACGAATCAAGCCACTCGCTGTCATTCAAGACACGCTTCAGCGCATCGTATGCAATCTTCAGGATGTTGAAGCCGTAGGGAGTAACTCCACGGCAACCGGAGAGAACCGCGATGGTGATTCCGGCAGCAGCACGAATCTCATCGTGATTATTGCCTTCAAGACCCTTCTTGACCTTGCCCCAAAAAGCGTCGTCGATCACGATGCCAGCCCAATCAAGAGCGTGATCGTTGTCGAATGCCTTGTATCCCCATGCGCCCATAGTGAGTTCCTTTGTGTTGATGACCTGTGCTGCCCCAAACCCGGCAGGGGAGGGGGAAAACGAGGGAGTTGCTTAGTCCTGCTTTGCCGTATTTAGAAGTTCATCAATGGGATCAATCAACCCATCCTCAAGAAGAACATCGTACAACTTCCTGTAACGACCTTCTGATGTGGGCTTTACAAGCCACTCCTTGTTGTGGCAGTCGTACAGGTAAATCCATTCAGCCCAAACACTTTGGGCAAGTGACTTGAGTTTCCGGTTGTCCTTGAGGATTCGCGCTTCACAACCCTCGTCGCCACGGTCACGCCCGAAAGCCGTACACCATCCATTGTCGCTTCCGACCTTATTGAGAGGATCGGTCATGTCATGCTTCTCGCCCAACTTTTCGCGGAGGCTTGACAGGTCGCCAAGAGACATGAGGGCTTCAACTTGCTCAACCGTGTTGTAGCAGTTGTAAAGAATCATGCCGTTGTTGCTGATGTACCCGTCCCAATGGCAATAGATCGCCTTGATCTCGCCGTTGGTCAGGGTCATTCCGATCATGCTTCGTGTAGCCATGCTGCAACCTCCCCATCTAAGGGGGAAAACGAGGCGACTGACTAAACCTTCTCGCCCATCCGCATGAATCCCGCATCCATCTTCTGCACATGAAGCAGTGCCAGTAGAGGATCGGTCACGCCAACAAGCGGGTGCAGCATCCTGCGGTTCCAGTCATGCCGCATCCACTTGTGCAGGACATGCTCCGTCACCTCGCACCAACCCACCGAAAGGCAGATGAAGTGACGGGTAAGAGAGACATGCTTGCTCATGTTTGACACGCTGGCGCAATCGCCAACGGACATGGAACGAGCATTGAGAGGAGTCGTTTCCTCGTGGTTCATGTTGTAGAACAACTGATCCAGACACTCCTCCACGGTGGGAAGGTCGAACTCCCAACTGTGACTACCTTCGCCCTCGTTGCCGCCCAGATGAGCCACGCACTTGTACGCCATTGTTCTTGCCTTTCTGCGTTGTGGTTGAAAAAACCGGACTCGTTGGTGTTACCAGGTGTACCGTTGGAGGGGGAAAAAGAGACTTCAGCCTGCTCGTCTTTATCGACTTGGAATAAAGGCTCCTCATGCCTCAACCTGCACGGATGAGGGGGAAAACGAGGCAGTTGCCTTCTTTGCCATCGCGTGGAGTTGCATGAGCGGATCAGGATTCAGTCCGTCAAAGATGTCCTGCACCACATCAAGGATGATCGGCAGATCACGCATGACCGCATTTGCACCACTCAAAGGGTCAAACTCAGGACAACCTTGATTGGACTCATTCACTTCCATCCAATAGTGAAGCACGGAATCCTTTTCAGCCATGCACGGACGCCAACGAATCGTGATCCACGGGTGCGGACCATAATCCATCTTGATCTCCCACCGCACCTTGCCGTGGTTGTATGGAGCGATGATCTTGTAAGACCATCCCTTTGGAAGCCTGCCCTTCAACTTCTTGGCGACCTTGCGCTTGGCAGTCTCAAACTTCCCATTACGCGCCTGCTCCGGGGTCCACTCGTATGGGGTCATCGTTCGATAGTTGACTAGCGACATATCTCAAACACTCCGGTTGAGGGGGAAAACGAGAGAGGGGAGGGGCTTGCGCCCCTCCCCATCCCGGTCACTTGAGCATCGCCACCGCGATATCGTGAGCCTCGTTCGTCCGGTCGAACCCATCGCTGAACCGATTGCTCCACAGGCGCATCATCGGATCATCGGACTCGCCGCGCACAGAGCGGTCGTGCTGCGCCCACTTGGTCACGCTGTTCATAGCGAGCCACAGGTTGGGCGACGCAGACTTGAGAATCTGACGCTCCGTGTTCAGCGTGTCCCACCACACATCGCGGACACGCTCCGTCTTGCGGTTAGCGCGTTCGATCTTCTCGACCTTCGCCTCGTACTGCTCCGCGTTCTCGCCCGCAGAGAGTCCGGGGACTGCCTGCACGGGCATGATCGTGTTGTAGTACGCTTCGACCTCTGCATCGGTCAGAGACTTGGCGATCATCGCCTGCATCTCTGCGTCAGCCTTGTCGAACGCCGCACAAGCGATACCAAGGATGCGCTTCGCTTCCGACAGGCGGTTGAAAGCGGACTTCGTGTGGCGCACCTTGAGGCAGCGCGGAGAAGTCTTTGCCTCACCGATCATCAGGTTGAGCGTGTTCGCACAGACGATGCGGTGCATATGCGCTCCACCGATGAAGTGACGCGACCCGACCGCGTTGTTGGACAGACCGATGTACGGCTTGTTCACATCATCGCCGTTGCGGAACTCCTTGCCCAACTCAAGGTCAAGGAAGAAGTCCTGCCGACCGTGAAGCGTACCTGCCGACACGATGCGACCCGTGCCGTGCTGAAGGATGATGTCCTCCGCGAGAGACACCACATCGTCAATGCCGATCATGGTGTAGGAGTCACCGACAACGCCCACGGCGTTGCCCTCGCTCGTCACAGCCTTGAAGCCGTCCACCTTGTTGCCGTTGGGCAGCAGGAGATCGTCCATCTGCCAATCCCACGGGAACGCCTCACGGACATCCTTCGCGGAGATCGACTTGCGATCCTCGCCCAGCCCGTGCCAACCCTTGTCGCCCTCAATCAGCATCCGGTCGCGGAGAGCGCCGTCAGTCACGATGTTGTGTGCCATATTCGTCCTTTGTTATGACTTTTGTTCAGGCTTGCCATTCAAGCCGTCTGCCCTAACCCCACCGGGGAAGGGGGAAAACGAGGCGGCTAGGCAGTTTAGCCCCTGTCTCGAAACTGTCAAGACAGAGTATATCAGATTCTTTCAATCAGGATGAATGTCTACGACATCTTCACGGCAGCCCTCAGACATCCCATGAGCAGCCTGTCTGAGTTGAATAATCGGGACATCGGGAGCGATGTCTGACTGCTCAGACCGCTTCATGTTCTCCTCCTTCTCATCGCCCCAAGGAAGTTCCCAATGATTGGCGCAGACGGGTCCGTAGCCCTTGATGAGCGACCTGCCATCGCTCAGACCCATCCCGCAGAAGCAGCAGCAGCCGCTCTTTCTGCCGTACTCAGAGCCAACCGTCAGGGGGTCCTTGGCAAACACTTCCATGAAGTCCATGACGTTCTGAGGAACGAACCCGTGGCGACCCTGAAAGAGTCCACTTGGAGTGATCTTGCCGCAATACAAGCCTTCGTACTTGACGTAGAAGCACCCTGCGTTGGGGTGAGGACTGCTGCCCTTCATGGCAGGAGCCATGCTGATGGTCAACTTCTTTGTATCCAAGATGAAGGACAACTTCGGTCGCTTCATACCGCGAGAAATCGGACGGGCAAACAGATCAACAATGCCCTTCAGTGCCGCAGAAGCAACCTCCTGCTTCGGTGCCTGAGTGACACGAACGATCTCCTCAGCACACGCTCTCTGCTTGGGAGTCCAACGCCCCCACTTGCCGTGAGAAGCAACGAGAGACTTGGCAAAGTCGCTGCCGTTCTGATTCAAGACGGAGATGATGGTGTTGTCGTCCATGATGCAACATCTTCCTTGGCGGGGGAAAAAGAGTCTGCCCAGTCAGAGAGAGTCTTGACCTTGCTTACTCCAATCAGGAAGTTCATTCCACCATTGTCGGTGTCGCACATGGCGTAGAGTGCTTCAAGGCATTGAAACACACGATCCATTTCGGTGGCAGCAAGCAGTGCCAGTTGAGTGCTGACATGAGATGCGGTGCCTTGGTCAGCCCAGTTGCTCAGGCTCCACACACGGTCACCGTTTGGGTACAGGAACAACTTGAGGTATGGATACCCCTTGTGCGACTTTGTTGGTCCAAGGTACTTTGTCGCAGTCACCCAGTACTTGTCGTACTTGTCTATGACAATGGGCAAGCCCTTGCGGAACATTCGTGGGTTTGCTGCACGCTTGAAGGACAAGCGCAAACGCCACCCATCAGGAACCTTGTTCCTGAGGATGCGACTTGCCTTTGCGCGGATTTTCTTTTGCGCGGGCGTTTGATAGCCGTACCGTGCCATGCCACAACCTCCCCCGGCAAGGGGGAAAAAGTCAGGAGAAGTCAACTCCTTCAAGCCCGTGAGTCTCTGCTGCGAATGCGGTGGCTCGCTTGTGCAGTTCAGGATCGACTTGCCCCACATACTCCATGCAAGTCATGGAGAAGAACAGCATGGCAGACAGTTCCTTGATCTCTGAGTTGCTTTCGCCTTCGATCAGTTCCTTCAACCGGTTCCTGATTTCGCTATTCATCGTTGTAGTACCCCGATTCTTCTCGTTCAAAAAACGGCTCACTTGCATCGTAGCCGACTTCCTGAACTGCCTGTTTGATAAGCAGCCGCATCAGGTGACAGTCCTCAAAAGACACCTTCGCCTCATGCACAATGGGAATGAGTGCCTGACGAGCAGACTCTACAGCATCATCAATGTCGATGCAAAGTTCGCGCTCCTCACGCTTGAGGAAGTCGTAAACCTCGGACTTGATGTGAGGCTCAAGATGGGCAGTTGCCATCTTGTTGAGTAGTTCTTCGCTGCTGCTCATCCTTATCCTCTGCAATCTCAAGTAGTTCTTCAAGCGGGTCTTGCCTCATCCAACAGGTAAGGCAGACCACTTCGATGATCGGTCCATCACCAAGTAACACCTCGCCGCACTCTGAGCATTCAATGGTTGCATCCGAATCAACTGCATCGCCATATCTCAGACGCCATTGTGCTTCCTTTTCTTGCTTTCGCCGCGACATGGCTCAAACCCCGGTGCGGTGGGGGAAAACGAGGCTTTACCAATCGTATGAGGCAAGTTCAGAAACAATCGGACCATCACGATCAAGACGCACACCCGCAAAACGGTTGTGATGCGCCCACATAATGATCTCAACTACGCTCTGACTGAAACCCCAATCAAGCACTTCAGTCCGCTGTCTTGCTGTAAGCACTTCGGTAGCAAGAAGTGGCAGGATAATCCCACCTTCGTAATGGAAGGTGGTCAGCGGATAAGTGGTTACTTTCTTGAAAAGAACGTTGTCATCAGGCGTGATGTGCGCCGTTGAGATGACAGCGATCCTGTCAATGTCTGCTTTCATACGAACTTGATTTTCATTTCAATGATAGCGCCGTGTGAATCGCGCTTCACATAGACGGGATATGTGCCATCTCCGAAAGCGGTGCGCGTTGCGAAAGCCATGCCATCGCCACCAAAGTTGCCGCAACCATCCTGCGAAAGCGTGACTTCACAAGCACCCGCATAGTTCAGGTCAGGCTTTGCCCCAAACTCACTCTCAAAGTCCTTCTTGATGTAGCAGGGGTCGATGAGCATGACTTGACCGCTATCGACACCGATGTATCCGACCTTTTCAAATCGTGGCATTTTATTTCTCGTCTGTCAAAGATTGCGTGAAGTTCTCAAGCAAACGCTGCACGGCATGGTGGAGCGACTTCTTGAATACATCGTCTGATTCCTTTGTGCGAATCATCATCATCGACTGATGAACAGCCTTCAGTTCGGGAGCCGTAAGGAGATCACCAAAGGACTTCATTGAAGCCCTACTGATGACATCAGATAGAGCCATGACAGCGGTAACCGCCTTTTCCTCACGATCCTTGATGTCGGGAAACTCTCCTGTGGCGATCTGATGCCACTCAAGGAACGCTTCCTTTGCCTTATCAAGAGAATGTTGGATTGTCGCTGGCTCTTTCATGCTGCAACCTCTTGCTTGTAGGGGGAAAACGAGGACATCACTCCTCGCTCTCCTCCTCGTCATCTTCGTACTCATCCTGCTCGTAGTCGTGAAGGTGAACTGACCACTTCTCAAGGTCAATCTTCATCATCTGCGAGTAGGTGTTCCCATCTCCTGCGCCGGAGTCATCAAGGAAAGCGTACAGAATGTCCCGTGCTTCGACTCCCGTTTCGTTCTTCAGCCAATCAAAAAGTTCACCGTAGAACTTCTGCAAAGTATCCCACTTGTTGCTGTTGAGTCGCTTTTCATCAGCCTTCGACAGGGCATCAGGGAAGAAATCGACCGTAGGAGCGCCTTCGTCATAGGAAGTTTCATCCCAACCACCGCTGTATTGGAAGTCAAGAGACTTCACGCCACGCGACATAAGAGCGAGGATCGCGGGAGGAATAGCCGCGTTGTCGCGGCGATACCAAGACTTTTCCCCTTCGGGTGAAGCCAACTTGTTCAAAGTCTCAAGAACCTTGCGCCGCTCCGTATCAGGAATAAGAGACTTGGGCATGAACTTCCAAGAGTTCGGAGAGTACGAGATGATCTGCTCTGCGAACTGCTCGGGCTTCGCGTTCGTGTCAATCTTGACTTCCTCATCAGAGCAAATGCTAATGAGTCGAACAATGGTCTTGCGAGTCTGCGGCTTGTTGAAATGAGCAAGCCAATCAAACTTGGACTCGGATGCGGTCTTGACGGTCTTGGTAGCCTTCTTCTTTGCCATGTCTCAAGTCCTGCCGTGGAGGGGGAAAACGAGTCAGCCCTTACCTAACTTTGCTATCAGGTAGGTTGACTTTATCTCTTTGTTATTTCTAAGCGATTTCGGAAGTATGTTGTATATGCCGGGATGTGCGGATACTAGTCTACAACATTCAGCAATGTTGTCTAGCGGAATCCGCTGTGTTTCCTTGCCCGATTTATCCACCCCGACAATATCACCGTTTTTGCCCAAGAACAGAACGCCATCCACCACAGCAAAGGTGTTGGATCGTTCTTTTTTCATTTGAATGAGACTGATGGGACTTGAACCCATGACCAATCGGTTAAAAGCCGATTGCTCTACCAACTGAGCTACAGTCTCGTTACCTATTGATATCCCTTTCAAAACTCATCTGATACGGGATATCAACTTTTAGGTCAACTTTCTGTAGTCACAGGCTGTCCAATAACTTCGTGCTGATTCGGCTCACACATACCGCCTTCAGCAGAGTCTTGCTCCTTGCTCAAAGCCTTTGCGCCACGGATCATCCACGAACGCAGGGGGAGTTCCTTGAGCCAATCTTGAAGCGTGGGAATCATACCCATGTCCTCAAGAACGTGCTGTTCGCCAAGCATTCGGGTGGGGACAGGCTTGCCGTCTGACTTGCGAACGATCACCTCACCAAAGACTTGCTGCGCCATGTAGATGCCGAAAGACGAATGGAGAACAGAGCGGTGACGCGCATCGGGAAGATGAGCCTTCGTCTGATCGAACCATTCATGTAGAGCGATGTAATCTTCCGGCTGACCACCAAACTTCTTGGCGGAACTCTTGGCGTGGTAGTAAGGGTGGCTCATGTCGTAAGTTCCGGTGCGGTGGGGGAAAACGAGGGTCTACCGATCTCCTGCCATCGCATACATATGCTTGTATGGACGCAGTTCACGATTCCTTCTGACCATGCCATCAATGTACTGATACGCATGGGGTCCAAGTTGTGCAATCTTCTTGCAGAAGTCAACATCCTTGCGTAGACGATTAGAGGCACACAGGAAGTTGCGAGGGGCAATCTTGCACATTCCGTACACGATGTCCTCGTCATCAGCCCATTCGTCAAAGGCTGACAGAACCATGTCAGTACGACTCCAAGCCTCATCAGAAATCGGGATGATTACACCTTTGTTCGTAAGGACAAAGTTGCAGTCAAACTGCTTCACTCCATCCTCAAACACAGGAGTGATGCTGCCTTCGCACTTGTCTCCACGGAATCTGCCGTTGATGCAACGCAGAATGGAGTTATCGTCAAGCAAGAATGCCTGATTGTCGTTAGTGAAATGATCCGCTGATGCAACTGCACGATGAATAGGGCTTTCCTTGTCCTCAACGGCAGCGATACTCATGGAGGTACTCCACTTGTTGTTGCCCCTCATGGCAATATGCACACCCCTTCCGTCCCTATAGATCAGGCTTCCATCGCTGAATGAAGCCCAAATGCAATCACTTACGGTCTTGCACTTCCAGTCACAACTCTTGTCGCTATCTGAACCGTTCTTGTCCCAATAGTAAAGGAGACTGCCATCTTCACCCATCATGTACCCGCTGTCTCGCGCAATCGCAGCAGACTTGATTGCAGGAAATGACTTAGCGTGTTGGAAGAACATGGTCGTTGACGGACCTTCTTCACGCAAGAACATGGGAACGCTCGTTCCATCCGTTTGAGTAAAGAGAATGGTCCCCCATCCAACGCACATGATGTTCTTGAAAGTACGGTCAAATGGGATAGAGTCCCATTGACGCTTCTTGAATGTACCCCAAGCGTACAGTCTGCCCGTGTTATCAATGGCGAAAGTCATTCCCCACATGGTCACGCACTTCACGATGTGACCGATGTGCTGAGGAGGAGCGTGGAAATACTTGTTGCTGATGCTGCCGACAATCACTCCGTTGGGAGAAATCTTCGTGTACGAGTGACACCCCTTGGAGTAGAAGCCAAAGGCTCCCTCACGACCCGCTTCTCCGACCATGCGAATGCTGCCATCACTCAGGGTGAATGCGGCGGCGCTGTGTCCGCTGAAGAAAGAATCGACCTTGATGCTCATACCTCAAACCCACGGCTAGAGGGGGAAAACGAGAAGGGTCAAGTAGTCAGTTTTTTGCCAACTGACACCAAGATGTCATCAACTGACTGAACAAGATTGTTCTTGTTGGAAATACTCATTTTTTCCGCGAAACTTCTGCGAACTGCCATCTCTCCCTCGCAGGTGACATTCAACTTGAGAATGTCAACATGGATGGTGATTGCCACATTCCTGTACGCATACGAGTTGATGAGCCAATCATTGATGTCCCAAGTCCAAGTCTCGTAGTCAAGATCAATCGGCTTGTTCACATCCTTGAAGAAGGTGATGTCAATGGAATCATCACCATCAATGCCTGAGCCGATGGTGTAAATGTCCATCTTGATTGCCCCGGCAGCGAGAATCAAGGCAAGAGGTTGCCACCCAAGCAACTCCCATCCTTCGTCAACAACAAGGCAAAACTGAATACCCTCCGTGTTGTGAGGCATCGCTCCACCCACACGCTGAAGCGTGAGGATGTTGTCTGCGTCATCCTTGATCTTTTCCCAAACTTGCTCAGGAATGCAAGAGATTGAGTTGGGATCGCTGCGAATCAAGGCAAGTGCATATTCCTCGTTGGAATAATCAAGCCTCAGTGCATCAAGACCAAAAAGTCGATTCAGTACGCCACGAACGGCGGGAGTTGAGAAACGATGCCCCCAATCCTTTGACTCCTTGAGGAGTGATCGGTAAGCCTTCACTACGGATGCGTTGTCCAAAACCTTGGTCATGCCGCAATCCTACCGGGAGAGGGGGAAAAAGAGTGGGACTGGTGGGACTTGAACCCACAAGACTTTTGAGGTCGGCAGATTTTAAGTCTGCTGCGTATGCCGATTCCGCCACAGTCCCGAATGGCTCCGGTGGGGGTCGAACCCACACGCTTTTTACGGCGGCGGATTTTGAGTCCGCTGCGTCTGCCAGTTCCGCCACAGAGCCTTCAACGATTTATCGGTTCAAGGAAATCGGTCGATGGCAAAAAAGTAGGCAGTCCAAACAAAATGAGGCTGCATCCACTTTGGAGTATTGCTGATCCACCAATCCATGATCGGTTCAATGTTGGAATACCACTTGCGTTCAAACATTGACCGCCACCTCGCCCTTACACATCGGGCAAACAGGGGACTTTGCGACAAAGCGGAACTTGCACGGCTCACACTCGTAGTCGGAATCATCGCAATCATCGGTGATCGCGCTGACAGCGGCAACGACAATCGGCTTCGCCTTGGCGGTCTTGTCCTCACGAATCTCATAGATCATGCCGTCCTTGCGGGGGCATTCACGATGATCGTGACCTTCGATCACAAGTTCCTTGTTCTTGGTGTTGTCTCCAACAAGGACAAGATGGCGACTGCCTTCATTGTCGCTCACACAGATTGCATAACCATTATTGCCGCCATCGGCGCTCTCAATCGACCAACCATCGGGAAGGCGAATGTTTCCGAAATGCTCTCCAACGACAACGAGTTCACGCTTGGAAACAACATATCCATAGAACTTGTTTGCACAGATCACATCGGTGACATCACCCGCAATCTCCGCAATCTGCTGAGTTCCCGTGTGGGTGCGGGTGAGCAGATATGCCCTGTCATTCACATGGGCGATTGCAATGGTCGTGGTGTTGGGGTCGCCGCAACGAACCTTGGTAACTTTACCGGGAAGTCCGCTCAGGCTGCAAATGCTGCCACGAATGACGGAGATCGAACCCTTGAGATCATCAACAACGAGAGTCCCGTTGTCATCAATGTCAAAGTCTCCGATGTTGGAGTCAAAGGTGAACACACCTTCATCCTTAGCCGTCTTGGAGTAAATCGTGGACGGGAGAACGCTGTACGGCTTCTGATCGCCAAACACGGCAATCCGATGCTTTCCGTCACCGTACTCAATGGTCGCAGCGGTGTAGTTGCGAGAGCAGCGAACGGTCTTGAACTTGCCACGACTGTTCAGATTGCCGCTGTTCAACTTGCCACCAAGCGCGTTGCCAATGGTGAAAAGACTGCCGTTGGAGTCAACGGCGGCAGAGTGAGAGAAGCCACAGGCTGCGCTCACGAACTTGCCAACCGGGAAGTCCAACTTGCTCTTGGCGCGGCTACCCCACCCAAGGATGCTGTCACCAATAAGGGCAGCAGAGTGAGAGTTGCTGACGCTGACCGAATCAACAGAGAGATTGTCGTAGATGCGTGCGGGCATATCGTAAGTTCACCGAGAGAGGGGGAAAAAGAGGTTTCTGTATTTGAGGAGAGCGAGTTCCTTTGCCTTTGCCTCAATCATCACATCGTATTGTCTGACTGGACAAAGTTCGGGAATCTCATTCACGATGTAGTCGGAATGTGCTTGGGGACGGCAACCCTCTTTAGGTTCACTATAATGAACTTTTGGAGTTTTTCCGTTCCAAGTGGAAAGAGCGATGTCTGCTACGGCTGTCAGTTCATCTCCACCTGTGTTGAGCGAGTGGTGATGAATGTCAAGAACAAGTGGAATACCTGTCTTTTCATGCACCGGAAGAAGGTCACGAATCGTCCACATTCCCTCCTTGTCATCGTTTTCAAGCGTCAGCCTTGATTGAGCGCGTGGAGAAAGTCGGGAGAAGTTGTGGACAAACCGCTCTGCACACCCTTCCTTGCCGTCATACACACCACCAATGTGGATGTTGATTGGGAAGTCATCCATTCCAAGAAGATCGCCAACCATTGAGTGCATCTCCACGCACAGCAAGGACTTAGCGACAACTGCCTCATCAGGGGATGCAAGACAGGTGTATGGACCGGGGTGCATTGACAGCCGGATACCATGCTCACGGGCAAGGTTGCCGACATTCTGAAACACGCCCTTGATCGTGAACGCAGTAGCGAGGTCATCAAGACCGTACTTCAGTTCGGGATGATCCATGAACGGAAACATCCCTGAACCAATGCGGAAGAAGTTGATTTTATTTTCAACATTCCACCACATGATCTTGAGCAGATCACGGGAGTTCGACAGGGCAAGTTCATTTACTCGCCGCAGACTAAACCCGTCCATCCGAAGCGTTCTGTCCGTAAAGACACGCTTGGAGACTGGCTTAGTCTCCCCGAGGGTCATATTCTGACAGGCATAACCGAGGTGTCGGATGGGCATGATCGTCCTTGCTGCCACAACCTTCCCCATCGTGGGGGAAAAAGAGAAAAAGGTGAGGGGGAGGGCGAACCCTCAACCCCTCACCCTTCCGGGGGCTTATTGAGTTTCACAAGATTGGGTCCGAACTCAGGATACGCAATACCCTGAGCGTCCAAAGAATCATAATACTGGTTCAATGAAGCACCGCTACCCGCAACAGGACTCGCATTCCTTCCAGTTACCAAGTTGTACAGTCCAACTCGCACCATCGGACTGAGGATTGGCTGAGGCAAAGACGGCGTATTATCAACCTGATTGATGATACGGCTTGTCTTTCGACTCTTACTGTATAGAGGATTGCGCTCCATGTCTATTAGTATACAAGTCTACATTCTTCTTGGTACGAAATCTCTCCATTTTTCCCAAGAAAGTTGACCATCGTAGATTAAAAAAAGATAGCCCCGATCTCCGACAATCGGGGCTACCCCATCCCTCTCTCCTTGGCTCTTACGCAGAAGCTTGTCCGATAATCTCGTTCAAGTTCTGAATGATGATCTGCGCTTCAGCATCGCCAGACTCAGCGCGCCTCTTGATTGCCCGAATCGCCCACGCAGCGCTCTTGATGAGTCCCTGCGTCTTCACTTCCTCAAGACCACGGGGGCAAGCCCATCCGTTGTCGTTGACTGAGCGAGCGTAGACACCTGGCTTGAACTCAACGGTGCTGACGGCATCTTCGCAAACGCGAACATACTGTCCTGCACTATCTCCGTTCAAAACCGCAAGGCGGTCAAGACCACCTTTGGAGTTACTTGGGCGGCGCGACATCAGCGAGCGTCTTTCTGTTTGTTCGTGCAGATGCGACTCTCAACCTGAGCCAGTTCACGGCGCACTCCATCAACATCTCTCTGGATGCTGTCTTCAACGGAACTAACGTGATTGTACATATCACGCCGATTGTTGTCAGTTTCAACATTCATCTCATCAAAACGACGAGTGAAGTGAGCGGAACTGGCGATTGCACCAGCAATGATGAAGAACTGCGAACCAAACAGAAAATACATGGAATACTGCGGCGCACTCATGGTGGCAGCAGAACCAAACAGCATTCCTGCACCGATGCTGAAAAGGATCACAGAGGTCTTGTTTCTTTCGTTCATTTTTTCTTCTCCTTGATATTCGTAAAAGTGACTAGGCATACGCCACGGTAAAAGCTTTATCCGTCTAGGCATAATGGGAGATGTGGGGTTCGAACCCACGACCAAGCGATTATGAGTCGCCTGCTCTTGACCGCTGAGCTAATCTCCCACCTAGTAATATCCAACAGATAGAGAAGTGATACGGAATCTCAACCAATCCAGACTTCTTCTTGCTTGCTTTTTTCATTCACGATCTTTTTTGCGCCATACATAAGCCTTGGCTTACTCTGACGGAAAATAGCGTTTTTGTTAGCGTGAATGGCAGCAGTCACCCCATGATCGTACCCGGTTTTGTGTCCGTCTTTGTTTCCCTGAGCGTAACCGAACTTCCAGCCAAAGTAAGCGGAAGCCACAGAGCAAATAGCGATACCGATCCCGTAAACCATTTCCATTGAATCCCTTTCTGTATTTAGTAGAAAATCCCTCGCCCAGATTTCTCTGAACGAGGGCTTGCTGAATGGAGCCGAGGGGAGTCGAACCCCTGTGTTGGCAAAAGTCCTATCGCACCTTCTCCACGCTAGGTACGAGTCCGTCGATCAAAGGAGTCCTCGTACCATGAGTCCTTTGAAAGTTCCAAATCATATAATATTAACTTCAGCGCCTTATGCGTTGGAACTTCGCAGTACGCTGATCGACACTTCAGACAGTTCTTAGAAGCAAGTGTCCAACTTCTAAGAACTTTGCTGCATCAAGCAGCGACAGCCATCAACGATTCGTTGGCGGTTGTTGTTTGATCGGCTTTTTACGAGTTGCCCATCAGCCTCGTCGTGCAGTATCGAATAGTCCTTCAGCAATCGAAACCAGTTCAGCCCCTTCACAGCCCATATTTCTATGGAACTGGGAAAAGTCCTTTACTCACGATCTGTTTTCCGCATCGCCTTCTGAGCAATGTTCTGCTCAAGACGGCTAGCAAAAGTCAGCAGATCGGCATTTGATCCATCAAGAATCATGTTGCCATTGTCATCAGAGCAGCAGTCACGGATCATGCCGATGATCTCCTCAGCAAGAGCATCGTTCATGCCCACAAGAACTCCCTGCGTGACAGGACTTGGAGGGAACACCCATCCATGAAGCCTCTGACGAGGTGTTGCATTTTCTTCAGTCAGACGAATAGACGAACTGCGAACAGAAATGTGACTCATGTTGAACTCCTTTTGTAAAAGGTAAATGAAGAATAAAACTCAGACATACATAGTATAGCGTTGGTTCAATGGAGTGTCAAGTCCATTCTGTCCACTTTTATTATGAGACTAAGCGTTCCCGACTGGGCTCGAACCAGTAACCTGCCGCTTAGAAGGCGGCTGCTCTATCCAGTTGAGCTACGGGAACAGTTTTGCGTTTAGCGCAGTCAGGACAAATCCTGGTTTTTTCATCCTTCTTGCTTGGATACCATCCGTAAGAGGCGCCGCCACTCACATCTTTGCCACACACGGTCTTGCCGTCACTAGAAATAAAATGCGTGATAAGACCCTTGATGGAGTCCCAAGCGATTCCGTTCCCAATGGTTTGCGTAGCCTGATTGATACGAGGTTCGGGCATCTCATTGGGTACTATCCAAGATTTCTCGCAAGTGATACAAAAGCACAACGGCGAGTCGCTTTTTTAGGGCGACCCGCCGTTGGAACTTTTTCAATCAGACTCAGGCGGTCTGAGCGACTTCAGCCGTCTGCTCTGCCGGGGCGTTGCTGCCCGACCAAGCATACGAACCACGCTCAGGGCGGCTGGCAAGTCCATCAGTCACCATGCGGCTCAACTCCTGAGCCACCTGAGTGTTGAGCGACTTGCTCGTAAAGCCCTGACCCTTGAGGGTTTCAGCGATGGCAGGAGCCTTCACCGGACCATTGGCGTTGCGGAGAGCGTTAGTGACCGCATCGCGCATGGTCATGCCGTTCGGGTTCTTCGCCTTGCGACCACGGCGAGAGGCGGTTGCGCCACCCTTCACCGTCTTGCGCTTGGCAACCGACCCCTTCGGGCGACCGGGACCACGCTTGGCAGCGGGGCGACCCGGACCCTTCTTCGCCTTGGGGCGACCCGGACCACGCTTCTTCTTCGGGCGACCGGGACCACGCTTCGCCTTCGGGCGACCGGGCTTCCGGTTCTTCGACCCCTTCGGGCGACCGGGACCACGCTTGCCCGTGTCCTCCTCGCCACCTTCGTTCGGGGCGGCAACCGTCGCTGACTGATCCAACTGCGTCAGCGAGTTGTAGAGGTTGACAGCCTGAAGGAAAGTGTTGCGGTCCAACTTCAACTGACGGCTGATGATGTCAGCCGGGTTCGGGGCAAGAACCATGCCCGTGTTGCTGTTCTTCATTTTGAAGAAACTCCTGTTAGTAAGAACTGCCGATTGGATGAATCAGATTGACCCTCGGCAGCGATGGATCAATATGAGCAAATCATAGAACGCTTCTTATTTGTGTCAAGTGATGTTAGTAACAAATGTAAGAAGATTCTTGATTTTTCTTATACCCCAACCTAAAGAGGGAAGGGGGAAAACGAGCGTATCGAACGGGGAGGGGGTTTTACCCCCACTCCCCGCCCGATTATTGGTCACTTCCGCTTCCTGCGAACAGGCTTGCTGTTCTTAGCATCCGCATCATTCTGCGGTCCACCCGCAGCATGAGTGACGGCTGCAACCGGAGTGGGAGTGATGTTCCACACAGCGGGATTCTCCGACCCGACAGCCCCAACGATGGAGTTGAGGATGTCGATGCTGAGGTCGCTCACGCTGAAGTCACCCGCCTTCGGAGCGGACTCGTCAACCGGAGCGTACATCCGGTCGCAGAAATCCCGTCCAAAGAGTTCCCCAAGGACAGAATCGAAAGTCTCGCTGTCGATCTGCTTGAGGTCACGGTTGTCCTTGTGAAGCGTCCACAGGCGATCCATCTCACCGATGATGAGAGCCTTGTTGATGGGCGCACCCTGACGAGTCAGATTGATGACAGCCTGAGTGAACAACTTGAACCGATCAAGACGCTTCTTGATCGTGCCGTTCTGCTCCACGCTGATCGTTCCCGTCATGCGAACGGTCGCGTCAATGGCGTACTTCTCACCACGCGACTTGTCCACCAACATGGTGTCAGCCGTGGAGTTACCCTTCATCGTCTTGCACGAACCGCTCTTAGCGAGGGAGGTACGGATCAGGGCGTGAGCCTGAGCGTTGCTGACGACGACCGATGCGTTGCTGATGGTGTTAGCCATCTTTTCTCCTTGCCACCTAAACAAGTCATGCGACTTGGTTTGTGGCTCTCAAGTGCTACTGTCAACCGGAACATCCGGCTGACTCTCCAACTTCCCCCACGGAGGGGGAAAAAGAGGGAGAGGGGCTTTCGCCCCTGTCCCCCATATTAGCCCACACCCACTTGAATGTGGTCGCCATAAGGCGGCTTGACATTCGTGGTCGTGACCCAAAGGACATCGACTTCGGGCTGATCTCCAAACTCGCCGTAGCCATCGGTGAGGTACACCATAATGTCCACGGGGACTTTCTGCTCCTTGAGGTGGTCAAACACGGGACGGAAATCGGTTCCGCCGCCGCCCTTGAACGCCGTTGGGCAGGACTGATCGGGACTGATCCAACGCCCGTCATGGACTTCCGCATCACACTCCACAAGGTAAAGAGGGCAGTTGAACTGACGGCGAATCTCATCAATCTCAGCGATTGCCTGAGCCATCTCTGACTCACCAATCGAACCGGAGGTGTCCACGGCAAAGCCGATCTTCGGGGCATCGTTGCCGTACATGGACGGCAAGTAAAGACCCTGATGGACAAAGCGGCGGTTCGGGGGCATGAAGGTGTAGTGATCCCGCAGGATGCGAGTCACGCCAAAGCGGAGGTACTGCTTGAGTGCTTCGCGCCAATCAATCTTGCTGCCCAACTTCTCCGACACGGCACGATCAAGAGACTCAGGCATATCGCCCTGCATCTTTGCACGGGCATGGCTCAAGGCGATTGCCTGATCCCAACCCTGCTCGTTGCCCTTCTTTTCGGCACGGCGATCACGGATCACGATGCCATCGCCATCGCCATCGCCATCCTCGCCCTTGTCGCTGTAGTCAACATCGCCCGAAAGCGTGTAGACCTTCACGGTCTTGGCGTTGCGGATGACATCTTCGTAAATCTCCTCAGCGGACATCCCCGCGTACTTCTTGTCAAGCAGGACACCCTTCGGCAGATACTTGGAATCGTTGAAGTTGTCCGACAGGAGGAGGTTGATGGCGTAGTCAATCGCAACATTCCAAAGCAGCGGATCACGGCTCTGACGGCGATCAATGTGACTGAACGCAGCGTGACCGATCTCATGCGCGAGGACGAACAACGCCTGATCTTCGGTCAAGTCCTTGAAGAACTTTGCTCCGAAACTGATGTTGCCGTATCGGTCAACACAGGCGGTCGGAACATCCTTGTCGGACTTGATCGACACCTTGCAGTTCTCCGCAAGCAGTCCCCAAAAGGGAAAGAAGCGGTACATACGGAACACGATGCCCTTCATGCGCTCACGGAGTTCGTTGAGTTCAGAAGGCGTGAGTCCGACATCCTGAGCGTTGTCGGCAGCAGGAGCGGCGGTTGCGGTGGAGTTGTTCTTCTTCTTTGCCATGTCCCAAGTCCTTCGGGGAAGGGGGAAAAAGAGGGAGAGGGGGAGAGCGTTGCCGCCCTCCCCCCACTCCTGCGGGGGGATTACTTCTTGATCCCGTACTTCGTCAGCAACTTCTCATGGGTCAGCACCCACTTGTGAGCAGACTTGCTCTCACACACAGCGGTCTTGACATGAGGATCGGAGGTGAGAGTACGGACAAAGAACAGACACGCGATCTCCGGGGACAGGGCAGACACGATCTCACAGCACCGATCCGCGTTCGTGGTCACGAACTTCTTGTCACCACGGGACAGGCGGGAAGCGAGAGCCATCGCCACAGCGTAGGAAATGCTGATCTTCTTGGGGTTCTCCTTGAACTCAGCCTTCTTCGCAATCAGAGCGTCAATGTCGGGCATATCCCGAATCTCCGTCCGATACGCCGTGAACTCCGCAGCAGCACCCTTGCCGACAAGAGGCTCCATGTCCTCCTGCTCGTCAAGACCCGCCTGAAGGAACTTCGACACGCGATCCCACGAACGGGGGGAGGCAAAGTTGGCGTACTCGTCCTTCGGATCGGTCGTGAGCAGACCGGGGCGGAAGTTGAGGAAGCCGATCACATGGTCGTGAACTCCCGCACCCATCGCCCACGCAGACCAAGCCTCAACGGACGGCTCGTACTCAACCACGGCAAAGCGGTTGCGGAGCGGTGCGGAGAGCGGGTTGACATGAGCCTTGTGGGAAGCCTTGTTTCCCGCAGCCACGATGTACCAACCATCGCCCAACTTATGCGGACCACACTTGCGATCAAGGATGATCTGAAGCGCAGCGTTCTGCACGGCAGCGGGGGCGGTGTTCAACTCATCAAAGAAGATGATGCCCTTGCCTTCAGCCGGGATGAACTCAGGACGCGCCCACTCAACCACGGACTCACCATCGCCGTTCTGCTTGACGGTCGGCAGACCACGCAGGTCAACCGGATCAAGCATGGACAGACGGACATCAATCACGGTGTCCCCGTCCGCTGCCTGATGAACCATCTGCGACTTGCCAACACCGGGCGCACCAAAGATGAAGGTGGGAACACCCGTCTTGCGGTTGCGCTTGATCTTCTCAACGAGATTCATTTGTTATTGCTCCAAACTTTAGAAACGATTGTATGGTTCTCCCCGCTGGAGTCCCAACGCCCTCAAATCCCCCACCGGAGGGGGAAAAAGAGGGAATGCGGTAGGGGAGGATCGAACTCCCATGACGGGTTTGGAAAACCCGCGTAATAGCCATTATACGACAACCGCAGTCTTTTGTAATCAATCCGGCTCAATAGTGACCGTGAGAGCCTTGGACTTCAACTGATCCTGTAACAGTTCAGCGTGTTCCTTGTGCGTCACGGACACCACGGACATCCCTTCCTTATCGACTTCAACAGTCTTGAGGAGGGCGGTCTGCTTGTCCATTTTGATGATTTCCATGAAAGTCCCAATAACGTGATTGTAGGTGTTCACATCATCGTTGTGAACAATCACCTTGTACATGGGAAGCGGCTTGAATGTGGGCTTGTTGTTTACCAAACTTGTTTCGTTATTCATGTTCAATCCTCCGATTGGGTGATGTCTCCGACAGGCTCAATGCCCGTTGCTGTGTGCTTGAAGCAACCTTGGATACCTGACATTCCCCATCTGTTTTTCGTACAACGGATGGCGAATCCTCCCGTATCACGGTCACGAACTGCCGTAAATACAGAGTCCACAAGATGTTCCAACACACGACTTCCTGCGACTTGTTCGCGCTTGTTCAACTGACCGACAAGAACGACATGGATGTTGTGTTCCACGGCAGCAGCCTTGTAAGCCGCGATGCAGCGTTCCATGCCTGTCTTGTTCTTTGCTTCTTCAAGCATCTGAATAGAGTCAACCACGACAAGATCGGGCTTCTCCTTGTCAACGACCTTCAACTGCTCCTTCAAAGAGCGGATGTCTCCGCACCTAAACCGTGCGCCTGACTTGATTTGAGACTTTGATACAGTCTTGAACTGCTCAAGTGCAAACTCATTTTGCCAATAAAGTGCCTTGAGTGCAGGTCGATAGTCCGGTGCGCTGATCTTGCCGCAGACAGCGATCATGGCGCGAGTCTTGCCCACGCCGGGGCTTCCCGCAATCAGGCTGATTTGCCCGCGAGGAAATCCCTTGATCTTCCCATCTTCTGAAAAACCCCACAGCATATCAATGTGGTCGATACCACAAGCAAAGCGGACAAGTTTCTTGTCTGCAATCTTGTCAAGTGAGGTGACCGTTCCACCGCCAATAAGTGCGCTCACTTCTGCATTCTCTTTCTGATCTGTGCGATACCGTGAACGGCATACGCGAATATGGTTGATAAGGGACTGTTGATCTGACTTCAGTTCAGGGTGTGCGCTCAAGACTGCGCTTACAATCTGAGATTCACTCCAACCAAGCATTTGGACCATGAACTCAACTTCACGGTTGAGACTCAGGCTTCCAAGCATTCCTTCGACTGGGATTGATGTTCGTGGCATAAAAAGTGCAACCTGTGATTATAGCCTGTGTATGCTATCGTGCAAGCATATTCTTGCCGCTTTTTGATAGATTACAAACTTTTTTCAGTTTGCATCTCCACTTAGTTGGTACATCCGCCTCAAGGTTCGCATCTCACCCGAAACCTTTGCGCTGCTGTGCATCAGGTTGAAAAAAGGCGGAATAAGGCGACAGGTACGAATCACGAAATCCTTGTGACCACCTTCCCACTTGCCGTTCAGGTAGGAAGTCATCCAGCCAGCATCACGGCGGCGGGTCTTTTTGCCACCAACGCTGTGGTTGTCAAGATCACCCTTGATGCGCTGCATATTCTCCCTGTCCTTGCGGCAGATCGTGCAAATGTGCATGAAAAGATCGTCGTAAATCTCCTCCATGTCAGGGCGGACAGAACTATCCGAAAGCCCCTCACGGCTCAGGGTGGTGGGAGCATCCATGTCGAACGCATGAGTAAAGCCAAGCGCAGTCTTTGCAACTTGCAGGATGCGATCCTTCGGCATAGAACGATTACGGACGAAACGATTGAGAAGGAACGGGCGAGAGGCAAAAGCCTTGGCGACAAGCGCAGGATGATCCTCAAAAAGCCCGTTCCATTGATTGTCCGTAACCTGAACGAAAACCTGACTTTCCATGCAGCCGCTTCCATTGCGACCACCGCCAAAGTCCGATTCGCTCAAGACAAAGGACAAGATGTCCGGGTTCGTGATGACAGACGGAGCGATATCGCTCTTGCCAAGCATGGTATGACGCTGTGAACCACCCTTGCGGTCACTAAGCACAGCGTTCAGAAGCGTCATAACCGCTTCCTTGTTTTCGCTCAAGGCTCCCCATACGGCGCTCGTAGAACCATACCCATACCCCTGAGCGATACGCATGGTCGCAGGAACGCGATAGTCCATCTTGGCAACCTGAGCAATCAGCCCGTGGTCGTAGTAACGGACATTGCTTCCCATGTGACGGACGGCGATCTCGCACAGACTGCGAACTGTCTCCGTGGGTAGTGACTCAAAGGGGATGTCTTGAAGGCTGAAGTCTGCGCTCATGGGACTGCCGATAGATTACATCAAAGTTTGGGTAGTGGAAGCGACCGTTGCCGCTTTTCGCCAATCTCCCCTCGGGAGGGGGAAAAAGAGGGAACTTCCAACCATGACATGGCAATCCGATAAAGAGACATGCCCCGTCACATACATATCCCGGAGATGGCCGATTGGACATCTTTCTTAGCAAATTCAGCGGAGATCGACAACTATCTGGTGAGCGAGAACGAGCTCCTCAGAGTCAGGACATCACCTGCGCCTCGGCAACTTGCCCTTGCCATGACAAACTGCTGCAATGAGATCTGGAACTTCGTAACTGCTGAGGGAGCCGTCTCGATATGGGAGACAACTCAAAAAGTAAACGAGATGCTTCGAAAGGGCGCAGCTGAAGAGCTGGGCCTTACAGATGAGGGGCTGCCACCAGATCACCCCGTTATCCACATCGTAGATAAAAAAACCTACTTCGAGCACACACCAGGGGAGAAGTTAGTAGAGGAATGGGCATGCCAGTTTGCCGCCCATGACGCCAAAGCCTTGGACTATCTGGAAAGGGGCTTCTCTCCACTCCCCCTCCAAAAGGAGATTGCTCTCTGGGCGTGGCACAGCCAGTTCTGGATCGCCTCGTTTTCCCCATTTTTTAATTTGAATGGTATGACAGGCCGCTTTATGACGAACGCAGTGCGCCTTCGTTGGTCCATGCCCCTATGGAGATGCGACTCGGTGCGCGGTGCGTGGAGGGAGAACCTGAAGACGTATACCAAGGTTTGGATGAAAAAAGGCCCCTTCCACCCTTTGCCAGACGCAGTGCTACCGAATGTCGAAAAGCTGGATTTGGTTGGTCAGTCTGAAGAATGAGTGGTTACTAAGAGGTATCGCTCGCCTTCAAGCGGTGCGCGAAGTGGGGTCCGCAGTGCGATGTTTGGTCCCCTGAATTAAAAAAGGAGACCAGACTCGTGCTTTCAGAAGACGAAGCTATTGACGGCGACAAACTTCTTGGATTCTTCAGTTACGCCATCTATACGGTGGACGAACTGACATCATCTATCGAACTTGAGGGAATCCTCAGGGCTGGAGCCATTGCGATGGACCGCATGGCGACACTCGTTCATGAGGGACACGTGTCAGATGATGACTTCCGCACCGCAAGCGATCTGTACCTCAATCTTCACGCAACCGTTTCAGTGCGGTCTCGTGAGCTCGAGGTCGTCACTCAAGAACTGATTGGGGCATCCTAAATGAAAAAAAGCATTGGCCTTACGAGCTTAGTTGTTGCGTTGTCGCTTTTTTCTTCTGGATGCCAAACCACCCCAAACAGTGCCACCAACGCAGGTGCGACGCGTCAATCACGTGAAGAGCGGATCATGGTCACGTGGTTTAAATACCATGACGATCTGGTGGAGTCCATTCGGTGCTCCATGAACTCGGACAAGCTTCGATACAACGCAGAAGAAGCCATGCTTGCTCGTCAGGGGATTGTTCGGGATCTGTCTATCTACTCCCACGAAGGGAAGATGACAAAAGCAGAAACTGACATGTGGTACGAGAAGCTGCGCATCGCAGTGGGTACCGAAAACATTGCCTACGTTGACGCGTACCAGCGCTTGACCGGTCACACGACCTTACCTCAGGGTCGTTGAAAAAACCGCTCAAATACAATTTTTTGGGGAGGAGATGGCCCCTTTTTGAATGAATTTCTACGTATAGAAATTCATTTTACTATGCCACGCCCACTCTCCCCAGAACATCACGTCGCGCTCCACAGACCCACAGTCATACTGAAGGAAAATCCACCTCATCTTCCGTCTCCGCCAGACAGTGCTACGGAACTCCTTCAAGTTGTTCAGCAGATGCGAGATGCTCAAGACGACCCAGAAAGGGTGCTCTTGGTCCAAGTCTTCGATACTTCATTCGTAGATGACTTTTTAAGATTATTACCTCAGGGTTCAGGCCCAGTATTTCGCCCGCTGCTCGAGCTCATCGCATCAGATACAGAAACCCTTGTTCTAAAAGAAAAAATCTATCACAATCGTCCCAGGCCGAAAGAAGTAGCAAAGCGCCTGCAGATGGACTTTGAGCCAGCAACATCAGATACAGACCATTCACCCTCGTACCCCTCTGGACACATGGCATGCGCCCGAATCATGGCTCATGCCCTTGCTGAAAATTTCCCCCACAAGGAAAGTACGTTTATGAAGATGGCCGATTTAGTTGGCCAGAGCAGAGTCGATGGCGGACTCCACTTCCCATCCGATATACAGGCAGGCGCTCTCTGGGCTGATCTTCTATGGAACAGTGCTCGACGATCTGGCCTTCGCACTCAAGAGCTTATTTCAAATGAAAAAATCAAAAAACCACTTTAGAGCAGTCTGGATCTCTGACCTGCACCTCGGAGCTGACTGCGCCAACCCTCATAAGGTCAACGACTTTCTTGATTCATTCACCTGCGACTCCCTGTATCTTGTAGGTGATATCATTGACGGATGGCGCCTCAAATCACGATGGCACTGGCCTAATGCCAATTCCACTACTGTCCGTAAAATACTGAAGAAGGTAAAGCAGGGTGCCCACGTTACCTATCTTCCAGGAAACCACGATGAATTCATCCGTCTATGGCTACCGACAAAAATCACCCTTGGAGACATCAAGTTCAAGAACGAAGCTTCCCACACAACCCTCGGTGGTAAGAAGATCCTTGTTCTTCATGGCGATGTTTTTGACTCTGCTGTCCGCCTCAACCCTCTGATCAGTGCTCTGGGATCAACGGCATACGACTTCCTTGTTGTATCTAACCGACTGGTAGGAAAAGCTTTACGTCTTTTCGGCAAGAAGAACTGGTCGTTCTCCAAGTTCATTAAGCAGAACTTTAAGCAGGCAACAAACTTCGTTTTTCATTTTGAGCATCACATCTCTGAATATACAAAGCGTCGTGGATACGACGGTGTCGTGTGCGGACACATCCATAAGCCTGAAGTGCGCGACCTCAACGGGATTTCCTACTACAACTGTGGCGACTGGGTTGAGTCGTTCAGTGCCCTCGTTGAAACAGAAGAAGGCGAAATAAAACTAGTCTTCTGGACAGAATTATAAAAATCGGGGCAGAAATAAGAAGGAGACACCTCGTTTTTGAATGAATTTCTATACATAGAAATTCATTTTAGAAAGGGGTCTTACCCATGCGGATTATCCTTGTCACAGACGCCTGGGAGCCCCAGATCAATGGCGTCTACACCACAGTTAAAAATACAGCTTCAGCACTTACCCAGCTGGGTCACGAAGTGCTGCTTCTTCATCCAGGTCTCTTCTGGGGAATACAATTGCCATTCACCGGTGGCGTCAAACTCGTCTTCCCCTTCCTAAAGAAAAAAATCAAAGACTTTAACCCTGATCATATACACATTTTCACTGAAGGACCTCTGGGCTTCAGTGCTAGGAGAGCATGCTCGAGCTCCCGCCTCCATTTCACAACAGGATACCACACTAAATTTCCCGATATCTTAAACGACTGGTACGGCATCCCCCAGTCCTTGACCCAGTGCTACCTCAAGTGGTTCCACAAACTTTCTAAGAAAATTCTCGTACCCACACGCTCCACAAAGGGCGAGCTCGTCAACGAGTCGTACCTACTCGCACCAGCCCACCGCATTGCCGTCTGGGGAAGGGGCGTAGACGAGTCCTACTTCTTCCCGCCTGCGTGGAAGCGTAATGCCCTCAAGATTCACTCCAAGCGCCTTATATGCGTGTCCAGAGCCCACCCAGAGAAAGGCTTAGACGACTTCTGCGAACTCTCCAACAGTGGGTTCCACTGCACTTTTGTAGGCGGTGGCTCGTACCTTAATACACTTAAAAAGAAATACCCCAAAGTTCATTTCAGTGGCCCACTCCCACCAGAAGGTGTGGGGAGAGCTCTGCGCAATGCCGACATCTTCGTGTTCCCATCAAAAAACGACACCTTTGGACTCGTCATGCTGGAAGCAAATGCATGCGGCCTCCCCGTTGTGGGATACCCCGTCACAGGACCAAAAGACTGGGTCCAGAACGGGAAGAACGGATACCTCGCCTTTGATGGCTCACTCCCAGCACTGAAACTCGCCACAGTGCTAGCCATTATCCACTGCTCCCCTCAAGGAGCAATCAGGCACGCAAGCGGTCACACATGGAAAAAAGTATCTGAAGACTTCCTTAAATTTCTCCATCCGTGCCGATAAATAAAAACCCCCCTGAGAGTGATAAGGGTCTCTTGGACACCGCTTTCGAGCGCTTTCCCTTCTCGCTAGGGAATTACAAGAGACCCTTCCCTCCCAGCTCACGGACTCTCTCAATTCCCCCACCTCTCAGCTCTGCCCCCCAGAATCTGCGAGCAAACGCCTCAAAGCGCTTGACGGGAATGGGAGAGTCTTTTTTTTCCCGCAATAATTCCAACGCAAACCCCACCGCGTTCATACCCCAAGGGGGAACAAACTTATCGCACTCATCGTCCTTCACCCTCACGAACCGCTTCGCACCAGGTGGAACATGGACCATTTTGGGGCGCAAAGTAAAATCAGACACCCCCATTCTGTCCGTCCACCATTTACTCCCCACAACAGTCGTTACCCACACCATCGCAGGAGTAGGACAACGACCCTTTGCCTTCACCCGCTTCCGCATGGCCCCACACCCCCAAACCTCCTCGTCACACCAACTCCCAAAGACCTCATCACCCCAACGGCACAGCAAAGACTCCTCACGAGGGGTCAACGTAACCCCCTTTTCCATCCACTCACGGTGCTTGCGAGCTCCCAGCCGATCAAACAAGTCAATGTCACCCATAGACTTGAAATGAAAATGCCAGCCCCAGATGTACCGCATACGACGCACAGCCTGCATGCCGTATTCACTAGAGCGCAGCCCCCACTTGTCACGTACATCAGCGCTCTCATGGAACGCCACGTACTGCCAGCTTGCGTGAGTTACTCTGCTCACGTCCATGTGACGCCTAATCATGTTTAAAATCCTAAGAAAGTGACCCTGAGGGGATTCGAACCCCTGTTACCTCCGTGAAAGGGAGGTGTCCTAGACCAGGCTAGACGACAGGGCCAGTTTTTTAATCCTAGCACACACCGCACCAAAGATGAGTTCCCCAAGGGAACTCACTTCTATATCCATCTATCGTACCTAGACGACCAAAAAAATCAATTCCTCTCGTAAAAAACCACCCAGTCGTGCATTCCCCACCAACGAGGAATTTCAACCTCGCCCACAACACGCCATCCCTTGTTCAGCTCAGCCCACAAACCAGGTGATCCAGTGGCCCCACCTTCACTCTCCCCAACGTAGATGAACTTCCTGCCCCCAAAGCGCCTCAGTGCCTCACCCTGCCAGTCTCCCTTTGCACCCTCGTCTTCCATGTACGGCCAGATCATCATCAACACGTCGTTCGGTCCACCCGTAGCAGCATGGTCCTCACCACTCATCTGCTGAACCTCCGTCCACGTGTGGTCAGAACCCTCGTCCTTCTCCTTGAACCTGTCCTTCAGGAAGAAATTCTCCTTTGCCCCATACGCATCAGACACCTCAACCGTTACCCCCATACCACGAAGCAAGCGACTCCATAGACCCCTACCCCCTCCCACCTCTATCACCTTGCCACCGCCAATCCATTCCTTCATCTTCTTCAGTGCTCCACGTGAAGGAACAGCCCAACCATAACGGTGGGTGAATTGTTGGCGTCTGGAGTATTCCCCGCTCAGGTCTTCACGGCCATACCCACCCAGCGGGCGAGGGCCAGCTTCCCCTATCTCCCGCCACAACGCCTCGTCATCATCGCCCGTAAGAGCATCAGCTAATTTCATAATTGAATACCAGTTCATGATTTTATATTCATCGGACATGAGGGAAAACCTCCCCCAGTGGGCCGTGAATTTTGTAAGAAGTGTGATGAAGTGTGTTGCAATGTGGGGCAGTGTGGAGGGAAGTGGGGCAGCGAATTATCTAATATAAGAAAATTCCATGGCGCAGATGGGCGGCAAGTAGAGATCCAAATGAGGGGGGTATATTTCTAATAAACCTTGCTACGGAGATCCAAATGAGGGGGGTATATTTCTAATAAACCCCTTTTGCTACAGAAGTGAAAATGAGGGGGGTATATTTCTAATAAACCCCTTTTGCTACAGAGATCGGAATGAGGGTTATTGCTGCAGTTGCGTTGAGCCAAACGCTGTCACGCCCTTACGAGGATTGGAAGACCGCACCAGTACACCCAATACTCGGGCGGCACATCTTGATCGGACATGGGATTCATGCGGGATCTTTGGGGGTGATTCCCCACTTCTCCATGTACTTCAAGACACACGAACGGGAATGTTCAGAAATGCATTTTGAACCATGCTTCAGTAAGCCTTCACCCCAGTTGCATTGCTGGCAAATGATGCCTCTGAGTGCATTTGTGTCGTGGTCATGGTCTTGACACTTTTTTCTTTTCCCCTGTTTTTGGAATGGCTCTCCACAGCATTCGCAGCAAGTGGCTTTGCAATAGCGCTCAAAATCTTCTTGAGTGGGATTGGATTGGGAGTGGCGGAAAAAGTAATTCTTTTTTACATAACATGATTTGCATACACCGTACAGTCCGCTCTTTGCTTTCTTGTGAACATTGAACTGGTTGCGGTGCTTTTCCTTCTTGCATACGATGCATTCCCTTTTGTCTGGGAACAAGTTTGCTGCCAACTTGCGTTCGTATTTTTGGTCAAACTCAATCTTTTTGCACAAACGGCACTTCCCTCGTAGGTAGTATCCTTTCTTATCCCTTTTATCTATGCACTTGTAGTGGGAAAGAGGGTGCATGGAGGAGCATTTGCTACACGCTCTCAGTTCTTCCCAAAGGGTTACATGGGAGAACAAGCTGTCTTGTACTTCTTCCTTTTCTGCCATACGGCTTTATCGGGATGGGAAGGGAGGGAAAGAGGGGTGAAATTTTGGTCATATTCTGTTTTTTTGAAGTGATATACCTTTCCCCCGAATTTTCTTAAGAAGAGGCTTTTCCTTGGAGAGCAGCGATTTGGAGTGCTAAGAAGGGATTTTCTTCTATTGCCCATTTTGCTGCTCTGCGGACAAAATAATCCTCGTCTTTCAGGGCAATAAGAAGCACTTGGGGAGTGGCATTGGAATTGGCTGCTGCTACTTGGCGGACATACTGATACTCGTCTTTCATCGCAATAAGAAGTACTTCGGGAGTGGCATTGGGATTCCTTGCTGCATCCATGCGGACATTCCGTTCAGGGCTTTTCAGGTCTTCTAGTAGTTTCTGCGTGGTAGTATTGGTGGTCATCTTGTTTGCCCGAATTTTCTTAAGAACGTGTTTTTGAAGAGAGGAGGAGGGAGTACAAGGGGCAGATCCTGATGTCCCACTCCTTGGGATTGGTGGACTTCCTGCTTTCGATCTTTCCCTCGTCAAACAACTCGTACATCACCTTGTAGAAATACTGCTGCTGCTTGGGGGAAAGGGAAGTGTCACACGCACTCCACAACAACTGTACGCTTACCCACCCTCCGTGACTGATATCATGCACAAGAGACAGCATCTCGCTCTTCATCGCCTCCACCTGTAGGGGAGTCAGGCGGTCTGTGTCCACGTATTCCATCATACACGACATACAAGGAGAAAGGTTTTTAAGTTTTAAGAATAATTTTGCAGCTTTTTAAGCTTAAAGACTGGGGTGTAAAAAAGGAAGGAAAGAAGTAGCATTTTAGACGCAATACCAATAGGTAGTGGATTGTAAATGAAAAAATACTATAAGTAGTGTTGATGTGTACTTTCCTTGCCCCGAATTTTCTTATGAAGTGGATTTTGCTTATGGAGGAGCGAATTGGAGTTTTAGAAGCCCCGCGTCTTCTTCCACTCGTCTACTTCTGCAAAAAAATTCTGCATCCACTTCTCTTGACGGGTTTCGTTCTCTTGACGCTGTTCTTCTGTCATCAAGCCGTAACCTGGCTCCCAATGAAAATACCCCTTGAGAGCCCATTCATAACGCGCCTTTGCGTGTTCATAGCAACTGCGTGCTCTGTGAGTCCAGCCACGCCTTCCTTCAAAGCCGCCTTCACGCTCCCAATCATCACGCGCCCTCTCGTAGACTTCCCGGATTGCTCGGAGACGCTTTTCCTTTTCTTCAGGAGACAGCATTTGTCTTCCCCCAAAAAATGAGCATCTGCCCATATTCTTTGTTTGATTTTGCCATCTCGTAGTACTCCTTGAATACGGCGGCGGATTGAGCCTTTTCCGATGTGTCGTGATCGGGAAGACGCTCGTTGAGCTTTCCGTCACTTCCGTACTTTTTACCACCGGAGTAGTTTGCGTACCTTCTTGCGCGAGTCCAACCCATCATCAGGTACTTTCTCGCCATGTCAGCACCAACGAAATCTCCCTGCGAGATGTACGACAGGAACATTCTGTAAATCTTTTGGGCAGACTCACGTGCAATGGCAGGATTCCTGAAACGCCAATGGGGAAGAATCTCGCTCTTGTACGGCTCCACAAGGAGAACGCCCTGTTCTCCCCTGCCCACTTTGTACAGATGGGGATTCTTCCTGAAATCAACGGAAGAGAAATCAACCCCGTAGTCAAACGGCTCCATGCTCAACGACTGTCTCTTGCAGACTTGAGGGAGCGCACACTGGCACGAATGGAAGATCGGTGTGCAGCAATGGACTTGCACAGTCTCGCAGTCCGCTTGCGAGAGTTTCTAATAGCCTCTGGATTCCTGCCCTTCAGGATTGAACGTAACTTTTTGTAATCTTCTTTTGGGATAAGAATAGCGGATTTGGTAGCCATGACACGATTGTACACCCCCTGCGTCCCCGCGTCAAGGAATGTACGCTACTTTCCCATAGATTACATCTTCTGCCCACGCTGTCCCGTCTGGACGAAATTCCACTCTTTTTGCACTCAAGACAGGCTTGTTGTGGACAGTGACGAAGTGGGGCGCTCTGTACGGATTGTAAGACACTTTGACTGCCTTTTTCAGTGGCGTGTACTGCCAAGGGTGATCGGTTGCCGTCCACTCACTCCACACTCCCGCATGGACATTCTTTACCCGCTCACGAAGAACGCGCTCGCGCCCTGACTGTGACACCTTGAAAACGCAGCCCCCTTCACCTTCAAGACAAAGAGAAGGCAGATGGGCAATGACTCTTCCCGTGTACCTATCTTTTACAGACCAACACTGCTTTTGCAGGTTTCGGTAGACGGTCACACGAAGCTTTGTCCCTGGAAGAATAAACATGTAAGTTAATTCTTGCTCTTGGCGATGTCGATGATCTCGCTGAAAGGATTCGCCATGAAAAGAGTGAAAGTTCCGCCCACCGTATAGATGCGACCCTTGCGCTGAAGCCTGTTCACGGCATTATGCACCCTGTTAGAGAACATGTGCCTCTTGGTGCGGTCCAGTGCGTTAACGCCGAACTCAATTTCTGCGTGTGTGTAGATATCGAAAAAAGAAACAGGCCTTGTTCTGTCATGGTGCATGATGAAGAAAAGTATCTTTTCTTCCAGCGCTTTTATGGATGGATTCACGGAGCGCTTCAATACTCACGCACCTCCTGAACGATGCATTACTTTTTCACGGGCATGCTTGCCATCATCTGCACCATCAGGTACAGAATCCAGATGCCCCAAGCGGTGAATGCAGTAATGACAACAGACTTGATCGCAGAGACAGGAACGGAAACGGTGATGTATTCAGACTTTTCTTTGGGGGTAGACATAGTTCTTTGCTCCAAAATTCTTTTTGGGGTAATTTACTTTGGGCTCAAAAGGCCAGACCTCGTTGTACATGGCGTATCCAAGGAACGCAATGAAGGCAGGAATGGCAACAAAAGACAACACCATGGCGAATTCAGGGCTCATACTAACCAGTAACCGAACATATGCCGTATCGCCACGAAAACTTCAATTTTTGGCGGCTTTCAGCAATTCGTAGAACGGCGTGGGTGAAATTTCCACAAAAGACACTCTTCCCATTGCGTCCCTGAACCTGTCTTCCGTGATGTAGTTCTCACGCAAAAGATTCGACAGATAAACGCTGAAGTCGTTCAGGTTGAAATTGCCGTGTTTTTTCTTCACACGCCTGTACAGGGCGTGATACTCAATCTTTCGTGCAGACACGATGCTGGACAAGATGTCCTCTTCAACAACGCAGAGTTTCTTGCTGCCTTCACGCATTGTAGCTTTTTGCCTTTTCAAGGAGTTCTCCGAACGGATTGAGAACGAACATGCACTCGTCATGGAGTATTTGCCGAAGAGAAGATTTGCCGCCCTTCTTTGACACTGGCATGATCACTCCTCTCTTGATGAGGATAAGAAGAACTTCATCCACCTCAACAGAATTGACTCCAGCATACACGTACTCAGAAGCAGCGAACATGATCTGATTGTAGTCGTACTGCTCATCTGGAACCATCCTGTCGATGATGCCTTTTTCTATCCGTTGCAGCCTGTTCATTTTATGATTCCTTCGCAGTCCTGTCAAGCCTGCTCCTGATCTC